CCGTGGGGGCGTAAATAGTCATACTTCCACCTCTTCGGATTCGTGGTCCGCCTCGGTGGGTTCACCGCAGCGCGGACAGGTAGTGCTCCACGCCTGCCACATGCGGCGGCAGTCGCGGCACAGCCGCCCGCGCTTGGTGCCCAGCGAGAGCAGCTCGCCGCCGCGAAGGACACCGGTTGCGCCAGCGGTTGACTTGCTGATGCGGTCGGCGACGTGCTGCGGGACGTCGAGCGTCCCGCCGGGCCTCGCCGAGTACTTCTGGCCGTTGACTCCTTCGACGCCGTAACAACCGGGCGGCAGCTGAACTCGCGTCACAAGCGACTCCTACGTCTGGAGGACGGAGACCACTGAGCTGGTCGCGCAGAACGCGTACAGCTGGTCGCCGGGGAACAGGGCGAAAGACTGCGTGGTGGCGGTGAGCATCGGCATCCCGTTGGAAGCCGACACGTTCGAGCCGCCGAGGTAAGCAGTCGCGCCGGTGTTGTTGACGGTCACCCACGCCGACGGCGACGGCGTGCCCCCGGGAAGCGCGTCCCCGGGGGCAGAGGCGATCAGCGTGGGGCCGGTGGCCACGGTGTACTGCTGTGAGCCAACGGCCATGGGATCAGCCGACCCGGCGGGCGATGATCGACGCCGCGTAGATCGCGGTGCCGGTCGCGTTCGCCAGGGCCTTGATGTTCACGGTGTCCGCAGCGGACAGGTTCAGCACGACCGGACCGATGGCGACCGGCGGGTTGACACCGGCGGTCGTCGCGGGCATCGGGATCGGGTTGAGCTTCGCGGTGCTGGTCTGATACAGCGCGGCGTTGTTCGACTCGACGGCCACCACGCTGGTGCCGGTGATCGAGATCTCGCCGGTGACCTCCCAGAGACCCGCCGTGCCAGGGGTGACCGTCGCGAGCACCGCCGCCGCCGCTGGGCCGGTGGTCGCCGTGGCGACCTGGACCGTGACACCGGAGTCGCGGTAGTTCGCGGTCTCCAGGATCGCGGTGCCGCTCGCCGCGAGCACCGTGGCGTAGGCGTTGCCGGACGGGTCGGCCGGAGTCTCGATCTGCTCGGTGACGCCGGGGGACGGCTGGGCGAAACCGCCGGGTACCGTGCTGGCGCCCTGCGGGTTGAAGTTCGTGTTGGTAGGCATAAGGGTTCCCTTTCAGGACCTTTCTTTGAGGTGTGAACAGGGAAGGGCCGCGTCGATCGACTTGCGCCGACGCGGCCCCGTGCCCTTATTACGACCAGGTTCCGGTAGAGCCGGAACGGTCGGTCTTCTGGATGCCGGACAGCAGACCGGAGTACTGCGGCGCGTTGGCGATCATGGCGCCGTACGTGAACAGCGAGTACCGGAAGGTCGCGTCGATCACGGGCCAGGAGATGCTCAGGTAGTCCTGAACGGTGTTGAACTCCCAGCAGTTGCTGACGTTCGACCACGCCATCGGCAGGGTGTAGCTCATGAGCAGGGCGGTGCCCTGCGTGAGCCACGGGTGCACGACGATGCGCACGACGGAGCGGGTGATCGGGTTCTGGAACTCGCTCACCGCCGCGCCGAGGCGCGTGCCCGGGACCTCGCCCTGGTCGATGAACAGGCGGTAGTTCGTGTTGGCGCCGGTCTGCACGATGTCGTTGGACAGGCGCATGACGTCGCCGCCCTCGGCGATCAGCTCGGCCGGGTCCGCGCGGAACGAACCGTAGGTGCTGATGCCCGCGCCGGTGCCGTCCCACATCGCCTGGAGGGCGTTGTTGATGACCGACGTCTTGAGGGTGTCGCCGACCGACTGGTTGACGTAGCCGCCCTGCCAGTTGCTCGGGTACGGGTTGGACGAACCGGCGGAGTGGCCGGTCAGCGTCGGGATGATGCCTTCGAGGCGGTACGTCGTCGAGGACGTGGTGTCCGAGGACGGCGGGTTCGCGCCGGAGGTCGGCAGCGCGCCCTGGAGGGTGAAGTTCAGGCCGCCGACGCCGGAGGCCATGATGAAGTACGTGCCCGCAGACGCACCGGTGGTCACATAGATGTTGTAGGACACGACGCCGGACTCCGGCACCAGGCTGACGTCCACGACCTGGCCAGCGGACCAGGCGACGGAAGCGCCGGAGGCCTGCGCGACCGTCTCGCCGAAGTAGTTGACGCCGGTGACCTTGACGAACACGTTGGTGGTCACGCCGGTCAGGGCGGTCTCACCGGCGTTCGCGGCGCGGGCCGTCAGCGTCGGGTTGGTCGGCGCGACGTAGGCGACGGACGTTCCTTCGAGGAACATCGCCTCCTCGTTGAGCATGAACTCCTGGAGCAGCAGGAGGTTCGCCAGCGCGCTGATGTCCTCGAAGCCCTGGCCCGAGAACTGGGCCAGCCAGGACAGGTTCTCGGACTGGCCGAAGAACTTGTACGGGATGTTGAGGTCAACAGCGTCCTGAGTGCCCGCACCGGGCAGGTTCAGGGGCCAGTTGGAGAACGAGCCGCCGCCCTGCACGAGCTCCGGGATGGCGAGGTCGAGGAACTTGCCGCCGGACGGGCCGGTCTGCGAGCCGCTGACACCCGTGATCACCTTCGCGCGGTACGAGGTGCCCTGGCCCTGGGTGCGGGGCATCTTGTTGCGGATCGGCGAGTAGACCGGGTAGATCAGCCGGGAGGGGCTGACCAGGTTGAACGGCACGAAACCCGAGCCCAGAGGGCTTGTCAGCGTGACGGACTTGTCCAGGATGGTGGACAGCTGGGCGGACAGGGAGTCCACCATGCGGGCCATCTGCTGGTTCTGCGGCGAGGCCGCCATGAACGCGCCGAAGTGTCCGGCGAACTCGGGGGAGAACGACTTGATGACGCCCTCGGGGTTGTCGATGCCGTTCTTCATCGACTTCATGAAGGCCGTCTCAGCCTTCATCGACGCCTTGAAGATCTGGTCGTCGTCGCTCAGCGGCTTGTTGCCGCCGGGACGGGCGTAACCGGCGCCCTTGACCAGGGTGGGCATCTTCTCGCCGAGCATCTCGGCGGCGTAGCTGTAGCGCGTGGCGTCGGTGTCCGACGCGACCCAGCGCTCGTCGGGGGCTGCTCCGAGCGCCCTGACGACTTCGTTGACTGCCATACCCCTCCTTACGGGGTGAGGGGCCGCCACGGTCAGGTGGCGGCCCCGAGGGATTCGTTATTCGGCCTTTTCGAGCACGAGACGCTCGATGGCGTCTTCGGCCTTCTGGCGCATGGCCGGGTCTCCCGACTTGGTCAGGCGCGTGAGGTAGGCCAGACGCTCCTGGCGCTCCTGCTCGACGTGCTGCTGTGCCTCGTCCACGAGGCTGCGACGCTCCACCGGAGCGGGCTCGCCGTGGACAGCCGACTTCCGAACCACTCCCCGCACTGGGGCCTGGGCTGGATCTGGCTGGCTTCCCAGCTGATCGATCTGCTTGGACAGTTCGACGATCTTCTCGTTGGCCTCGGCGAGCTGAGCGTCGAGGGCCTTGGTGATCTTCTTGTTCTGCTTCTCGGTCTGCGTGAGCAGAGCCTTGAGCAAGGTGACGACTTCGCCGCCGCCGTCCACCGACTTCTCGCCGGGGGCGGTGTTGGTCGCGGGAGGCGTGACGGGCGTCGGGACGGAACCGGCGGACAGGTCCGGCGGCATGACGGAACGGCTGGGGGACATCGGGCACAGGTCCGGCTGCGAGCCCACCAGGCGGTCGTGCTGCGACTGCATGGCGTTCTTCGCGGCCTCGCGGGCTGCCGGGCCGTAGTAGTCCCGGGCGTTGTAGCCGTTCGGGTTGTTGCCGCCCTTGGCGGCCGGAGGAGTCGCCTGGTGGCCCGAGGTGATCAGGCCGCGCTGGAAGTCCTGCGGCTCCGGGGTGTGCGTGCTCGGGGGAACTCGGGGCGAAGCGCCCGTCGCGGTGAGCGGCGCACGTCCGGCGGACAGGTACGGGCGCTGGAACTTGCCCGGGGACATGTCGGTCGGCGTCGGCTTGGCGGTGTTCGGGTAGAGGTCCGCGAACGCCTTGTGCAGCAGCGCGCGGCCGTCGGCCACGGCCAACGGGTCGGCGCCCTTGAGGTGCTGCGCGGCCTGCACCATGTAGGACAGTTCAGCTGTGGCTTCGGCGTCCCCGGCGGCGTTGGCCTTGGCCAGCTCGCGCGACCAGTACGCCTCGTCCGCCGCATCGCCCAGGCCCTTGAGGGATGGGTACTCGGCGCGCACGTCGTCCTCGTGGTAAGCGGCACAGAACACGTCGTGCATGCGCTTGACCGAGTACGAGACCGGCTCGGCGTCCTTGACGGAGGCCGGGGTGTGGTCGGCCGTGGAGTCCGGCGTCGTGGGCATGCCCGCCATGTGCTCCAGTCCTTCCACGAGGGTGCCGTCGGGCTCGCGGTGCGTGCCAGCGGGCTTGGTGTCGGCGGGAAGCGGGCGCTTCTTCTTGCCGAGCTGTTCGCCGATCTGCTTGACCAGGTCGGTCATCTCGGCCTCGGACATGAACGACTGCCCCTTAAGGTCCACGATCAGGTTCGCGATCTCGGCGGCCTTGATCGCCTTGCCCTTGGGCAGCTTGGTGCCACACGAAGTACAGGCCTTGACCTTCGTGTCCATGTGGAAGACCTTGCCGCACTTCGGGCACGTCTTGCCGCCCGCCTTCTCGGCGGTATCCACGGACTTCTCGGCAGGCTTGTCGGCGTCCTTGCCGTCGCCGTCGTCGTCCTGGCCGTCGAACGGCTTGGCGGCTCCGTTGAAGGCTGGCTTCTTCTTGCCCTTGCCCTTGGCCTTCTCTAGCGCGTCCTCGTGCTCCTCGGTCTTCACGTTCCAGGCCTTCGGGAGCTGGGCGACGAACGCGGCGCCCTTGCGCTTGGCGATGGCGATGATCCGGGCCTTGACGGCGTCCGGGTCGGCGGCGTGGCCGATCAGCCCACCCGCGTCCTTCACGTCGCCTGGTGTAACGATCGGGTACTTGCGGTTCGCCGGGTCGCCGAAGTCCTCGGCCGGGATCTTGTCGCGGTCCACGCCGCCGCCCACACCCATGTCGAAGTTGCGCTTCGCCACGAACTGCGCGAGACCGGCCTGGGTGCCGTACGTGCCCTCGACCAGGCCTTCGCCTTCACCCTCGGCTAGCCACCGCTGGTACGCGGCGCGGGCCTGGAGGTACTCGGTGGGCCCGGCGGCCTTCGCCAGCGACGGCTCGACGGACTTCCAGGTGCGGTGAGCGGCCTGGTAAGCCTTCTGAGTCTCCTCGTCGTCCTTCTCGTCGTCCGCGATGCTGCCGTCGTCCGTGTCGGTGCCCGTGGAGTCGTCCTCGGAATCCGGCGCCGCGCCCGACTCGCTCTTGGCCAGCTTGGCGGCCTGGGCGTCGAACAGGAGCTTGTCGAAGTCGCCGACGTCGCCCCAGTCGCCTTCGTCGCCCGCCGACTTGGCCAGCGTGAAGCCGCACTCCTTGTTGGCGGGCCGGTCCACGAGGGAGACCTCGAAGATCTCGGTCTCGTCGTTGCCGGTGATGATGCCGCCAGCGGCCTTGCCGGTCATGTCCCGGTTGATCACCGGGTTCGAGATGCCGACGCTGAACGCGCGCAGCACACCGTGCTGGACGAGCTTCTGGGCAACCGGCTCGACCACGAGGGCCTTGAGCCAGTGGCCGCCGTCGCCGTCGCGGTCCGGCTCGACCACCAGGCCTTTACCCGCAGGGTCCCGCCGCGCCTGGTGCTGAACCCGCAGGTTCGCGCCGCTGGACATCCACTTCTGGAGGGCACTGGCCGACCACGCGGGGTCGATGATCTGGCGGTCGGAATCGACCAGTCCGCTGGTGGCCTTGCCGTAGACGACCAGGTTGCCGTCGGCGTCGGTCTCGGACTTCACAATGGGGAACGAGGCGTAAATCTTGTCGGTTACTGCCACACATCTCCTCCGGTGGCTGTCGGGAATGGGTTACGACGCCTGCGCGCCGGAGGTTTCAGTGAGGATGGAGACGACGCGGTGGACCGCGTACGCCGCAACGACCTGGTGGTTGTCGCCGAGGAAGGCCACGAAGTCCGTGCCCACCTCGTAGTCGAGGGCTGCGATGGAATCGACGGCCATCTGCTGGTCGGACGTCGTGGAGGCGTCCTTCTCGACATAGGTGACCTTGAATACGTTCATGCAGTGACCTCGGCTTTGGAGCACTCGGGGCATGACTGGTAGGGGTCGTCCTCGTCCATGGACGGCGAGGAGGGGTGCGACCAGCGGCAGCAGCACGGGCCGCAGAACGCGAACGCGGTGTCCTCCGAGACCAGGCACCAGACGGCGGTGGCCCCGCAGCTCGCGCAGCGGCCGATCCTCTCGATCAGCTCCGCTGTCGCCTGCCACGGGGCAGGGCGCATCCACTTCTTAGCCACCGGAGTCCTTGCGGTTGTTCTCAAGGCCCGGAGACTTCTTGTCGGTGTTCAGCTTCTCGGAGCCCATCTCCTCGGGGGAGAAGGTGGAGTCGCTGTCCACGTCGCCGACCCAGGCCATGATCGACTTGCGCCCGCTGTCCTTGACGGCGAGCGTGCGGTGCCAGCCGTCGGCGACCTGGTACTTGTTCTTCCCGGGCACCCGCACGACCACGATCGGGTCGATCTTGTGGCCGTCCTCGATCGCGAAGGAGATCATCCTGACCTTGTTCGGATCCCTCGCCCCGCCAGCGCGGCGGCCCATGTTGATCCGGTCCAGCTTGATCTCCACCGGTCCATGCCAACGCGCTGCCTTGACCCACTCCAGCGAACCCGCCGGGTAGTGGCGCGCGAGGTATGCATAGACCTCGTGCGTCTCATCCGCGTGGGAATGGCTGATGTGGTCGTGGCTGGTGATCTCCTGGGCGGATTTGCCCAGGATGCTGCTGAGCGCGGCGTTCCAGGCGTTGCGGGCCGCGCTGAAGAACCCACCGCCCCCGGTTCCGTCGGGGATGGTGGTGGCACTGAGGTAGCATTTGCAGTTCACGCCGCCCATGCAGATGGCGAGTTCGGCCCCCGCGATGTCGCCGGGGTCGCCGAAGCCGCCCTGACCCGGGAAACCGGGCAGCTGGTCTTCGCTGAACTGCTGGCCGTCCTTCGCCGAGCACAGTGCGCACGGCTTGGCGGACGTGGTGAACCAGGTGTAGACCACCGAGCCGGACGGGTTCATCGCCGCGTACGTGTAGCCGTAGCCCTGTTCGTACGCGGAGCGCACCTGGGCGGCGTACAGGTCCAGGCGCGAGCCGAGCTTGTCCAGCCAGTCCTTCATGCCCAGCGCGCCAAGGATGTCGCGCAGCAGGCCGCTGAGGTAGCCGGACTGCCGGTCGGCTTCCGTGCTGGCCAGCTGGTCGAGGTAGGCGTTGTAGGGCGAGTCGCCGTGCAGCGCCTCGTCGTAGCCGTCGCCCTCGTCGCCGTCGTCCTTGACGATGTTGGACCACGTCTCGCCCTGGATGCGCAGCTGGGTGTGCTTCTCGGTGCGGCCCTGATCTATAGCGGCGTATGCACCGGCCTGGAGACCGGCGCGGATTCCGGCTCGCATCGTGTCGGTGGCCCGCTGGAGGAAGTCGGCCGTGGACAGTTTCCCGTTCTCCACCTGGTCTGCGAGGGTGCGCAGGTCGGTGGCGACGCGGGACTGCACGTGCATGATCGCGCTCTCGCGGTCGGCGGTGCCCTGTCCGGCGCGCTCCTTGAGCAGCTTGTACACGCCATCGCGGGCCTTCATGATCGCCTCAGCGGCGTCCATCCGCCACAGGTCGGCGCGCAGCATGTCCATGACCTGCTGCGGCACGTCCTTGGGCTGCCAGTCCTCGATCGAGCGGTCCCTCTTGAGCTGCCTGCGGATCAGGTCGAGCTCTTTGAGGGCCGCCTTCCCGTCGATACCTTTCGACGCGGACCCCCGGGCGGTGTGCGACGGGGAGACGCGCGGTCCGGCGGACGGCTTGGTCGGCTTCGGCTTGGCCTTGGGGCCCGGCACGGAGGCGGTCGGCAGCCGCACCGGCTTGCCCGGCTTGACGGTGCGCGTCGAGGACTGGTTGCCGCTCGGCGTCGTACCGGCCAACGCGCCGTTGGGCATGTTCGCGCCGGGCAGCGCGGAGCCGGGGGCGACTTCGGGCTGGAGGGCGGCGGGCATGCCGGTGGCGGGATCGATGGAACCGATGGGCATCAGGCCGTTGGGGGTGGCGTAGACCGGGTCGGAGGTCAGCGGCAGGCCCCACGGCTGTTCGCCGCGAGAGATGCGCGCTTCGTCGATCGAGCGCAGGCCGAAGCTGATCTCCTGGATCAGGAGGCCGACCTGGGACTCCTCGTCAACGCCCTCCTCCAGGCCCTCCCACATCCACTGCATGTCGTCCTGCTTGCATACCTTCTGCAAGAGGAAGTCGAAGACGCTTGCCTTCAACCACTTGAGCATGGGACGCAGGGCCTTGCGCTGGTTGACCTGCTCGCTCGCCTTAGCCATCTGGTTGGCGGCGCCGGGGCTCTGCGTCGTCGAGACTTTCGGCGCGATGCCCAGCTCCATCGGCATGACGTCGAACGCCATGCACATCTGGGTCATCATGATCTCATCGAAGGCGTCGGCCAGGGCCTGCGGCTTCATCGGGTCGATCTTCGAGCCGCCCGGCAGGACAATGATCTTGTGCTTCCAGGCCGGGTCCCCGGCCATGGCGTTGAGTGCATCCTGCAATTCGCGCAGCTGGTTCGGCGTGGAATTCGTGTCACCGGCGGAAATGAATACCGCAGGGACGGTGCCCTCGGAGTAGGTGTCCAGCTGCCAGCTCTGCCGCTGGATTCCCATCATGGCCGGAATAAGGGCCTGCTCCACGGGGGAGAAGCCGTACGGCGTCCAAGAACGGCGGAAATATGGCAGGTAAAGCAGCTGGTCGCCCCGGTATTCGGCCACCATCGCGTCCGAGAGGCCGTCGAGGTCCTCTTCGTTGATGACCGTCATCAGGTCGGTGCGCGGAACCCCGTACATATACTGCTGGAACGCGGGGTTGGGTGGCTTGGGCCGTCCGCCGGACACGTCCAGCAGGGGCCTGATGGTTTCGCCCGCGATCACTTCGAGGGACGCCACGTCGGAGCCGAGCAGGCCCTTGCCGCGCATCCGCGTCGGGTGGACGTAGAGCGAGAGCGCATCGACGACGAGGATGTCCTCAAGGACGGCGCTGAGCCAGGACTCGAACGAGCCGTAGTTCGGGTCCGGGTTGCGCCAGAATTCCATGGCCTCGTTGCGGCGCTTCTGGAAATTCGAGTGCTTCTTGTCGTCGCCGCGCATGTTCTTCTCGGCGTCTTTCGTGGGGATGATGTCCCACTCCAGGCCGAGGATTTCCTGGATGCGCAGTTTGATGCAGGCGCGCGCCACGGAGTAGATGTCCGCGATGGAGCGCAGGTTGGCGAAACTAGCGAGCTTGAGGCCTTCGGAGCCGGGAACTCCTATCGGCATGTTCCAGCTGACGGGATACTCGAACTGGCGCGGCTCGGGCCGATCGAACCCGGGCTTCGGCTGGTCGATGGCGACTGGCTGGATCGGGGAGAGCGGCGAGAACATACCCGACAGGAATTCCATCGGGTCGCGGGGCAGCGCGGTGCCGTAGGTCCGCTCGCCGTAGGGCATGCCGGGCATGGCGTAGGAGGCCACGAGCGGGGACATGCCGGATCCGTACGAACCGCCGGGCACGCCGTAGCCGGAGCCCGGAACCGCCGGTGACGGCTTCACGGCCTTGACCGACTGGAGTACGCGGCGCGCGGAGTTCGACATGGACACCCCGCTTCTCGTGTGATACGTTAGTCCGGCTCGATGACCACAATCCGTGCAAGGCACACGCAGAAAACGTCATTGGGCATCGACACGAAAGGGTTGCTGTGAAGTTGTTGATAGCTGGCGATGTTCATGGCAATTGCACACACGTGATCACCCTGCTGGGCCGGGCCAAGAAAGCTGGCGCCGACCGGATCTTCCAGCTCGGCGACTTCGGGGCCTGGGAACACACCGCCGACGGCGTGAAGTTCTTCGACGACGTGGAGCGGCACGCCGCGCACAGCGGCGTCATCCTGTACTTTCTCGACGGCAACCACGACAAGACATCGCTGGTGCTGGAGAAGTACGGGGACAACCGCGACGACGAGGGCTTCCTCGTCTGCCGCAAGCATGTCCGCTATGCGCCGCGCGGGCACCGGTGGACGTGGGCCGACACCCGGTTCATCGCCCTCGGCGGGGCGTATTCGGTGGACAAGGACTGGCGCGTCACCGAGGAGTACGTCAACACGCTGAAGTCGGAGAAGCGCGCCGCTCAGTGGGCGGGCGTCCCGAAAGACTTCTCAGGCACCCTGTGGTTCCCCGAGGAGGAGATGACCGACGAGCAGTTCATGGCGATCATGGACGCCGACTCGTCGCCGGTGGACGTGATCTTCAGTCACGACAAACCGTTCGGGTCCAACCCGCCGTGGAACCGCAAGGCCCTGGCCGATTGCCTGCCGAATCAGCGCCGCATCCAGCACGCGCTGGCGGAACTCCAGGCCAAGCGCCTGTATCACGGGCACCTGCACTTCCCGTACACCGACCGCATTCCCACCTATGACGGTGGGCACGCTTGGGTGTTCGGCCTGGACTGCGATCCGAGCGGCGCGCAGTGGGCGGGCTACACGAAGGAAGGCTCGTGGACGGTGGTGGACCTGCCGTTCACCGACGAGTAAGTAGGGGTTTATGTCAGGGTTCGAGGTCAAAGTCGAGAAGCTGCGGATCTTCCCGCACCCCAACGCCGATCTGCTGGAACTCGCCCAGGTGGGCCTGTTCCGCGCCGTCGTACCGAAGGGCGTCTATAAGGACGGCGAGCTTGCGTTGTACATCCCGGAGCAGGCGGTTCTGCCGGATGCGCTCATCGAGGAGCTCGGCCTGACCGGCAGGCTCGCGGGCCCGGCGAAGAACCGCGTCAAGGCGGTGCGACTGCGCGGCGAGCTATCCCAGGGCATCGTCTGCCGCCCGAAAGGCGTCCCCTTCGAGTGGGGTGCGATGCGGGAGGTGTGGGAGTGGGCCGCCAACGCCATGCCGGAATCGGAGGGGCCCTGGACGCCCGAGAGCGACTTCGCTGAAGCCCTCGGCATCACCAAGTGGATTCCGCCAATCCCCGTCGGCATGGCTGGTGAAGTGGAGTCGGCACCGGATTTGATCCGCTGGATCGAGATCGAGAACGTCAAGCGCTACCCGGAGGTCTTCACGCCCGGCGAGATGGTGGTCGCCACGGAGAAGATCCACGGTACGTGCTGCCTGTACACGCTGGCCGAGGATGGCCGCGAGTACGTCTCCTCGAAGGGTTTCGGCGGCAAGAGCCTGGCGCTCAAGGAGTCGGAGACCAACCTCTACTGGCGCGCCGCGCGCCAGTACCGGCTGCGCGAGGCCGCGCTGGCGGCCAAAGAGTTCTACGGCGTGCGCGCGGTCGGCTTGTTCGGGGAGGTGTACGGCAAAGGCGTGCAGGACTTGCATTACGGCGCGGACGCCAGCCGGAACGAGACGCTCGGTTACGCCCTGTTCGACGCGTACCTCGTGCCGGTGGAGGGCGAGCCGTTCTGGCTTTCCGAGGGATACCTGGGGGCGTTCGCCAACCGCACCGGCGTTCCCCGCGCACCCTTGGTGTATCAGGGGCCGTACGACTACGGGCTGCTCGCCGCGTTCGCCGAGGTCAAGCAGAGCATGCTCGACCCGGACACCCTGCGCGAGGGGGTCGTGGTCCGTTCGATGGCGGAGCGGCGTTCGGGCATCCTCGGCGGCCGGGCCATCCTGAAGTTCGTGAGTGACGCCTACCTGGAGCGCAAGGGCGGCACGGAGTACGAGTGAGCAGCGGCCTGGCGGCCATAACAGGCGCGTAGCCCATATCAAGATCCGCCGCAGAATAGAACCGGCCGCCGGGGGTCAGCGCGGCGGCCGGTTCGCTCAGTTTACGTCCCGCCAAGTCCAGGAGCGGCGGCGTCCATCCACCAAGACGAGCACGCGGATACGGGTCGGCGCGTTCTTCACGCTCTGACCCTTGCGCTTCTGCTTCGAGGAGCCGGAGGTGCTACTGGTCGAACGCGTGTTCTTGGCGCTCGCGGACTTGTACTTGCGGCGCAGGGGGATTTCCATCGCCAGTGCTCCCATCGTGGTTATCGTAGCGCCAGAACTCGTCAATGTCACGTGACCCTGCTACTTTAGTCGTCCCGGCGCCCGAGACAAAAACGATAACCAGGGCGCTCGCGGCGCCGGGGCTACTCTTCCGCCATGATCCCGTCCGGCCAGATGATGCCGTCTTTCGGCCATTTGCCGTCCGGCCAGTATTCGACTTCGAGCATACGGCCCTGGGCGTCGTAGGCGATCCGCTTGATGCGCGGGCACGCCCCGGGAGTTTTCAGGGCCGTGACGTGTAGGCCTCCGCAGGCCCCGCAGGGGGACTTCTCCCACTGCTCGCGCAGTTCAGCGGCCTCTTGCGTGGTGAGTGCGGGTTCCGGCGCGGGGCGGCGCATCGTATTGAGCGCGTTAACATAGTCCACCAGGTACTTCTCGCCGGGGTTCTCCGCGCGCTCCAGCGAGTTCATGGCGCTCACGGAAATGCCGAGGACCTGGGCCAGCGACTTGACCGTGATGCCCGCGTCGATGCGCAACCGCCTGCGCTCGGCCGGACTGGGGAGTGTAGCGCGGGCCTCGACGACCCGCGCCAGATTGCTCCAAGTCGTCACAGGCGTACCAGGCCGCTCTTGCAGCCGTCCTGGTGCTCCTCGCGCTCGGCGACGAACCGCGTGTGCTGCGCTTCGTTGTTGCTCGTGCGCAGCCAGCCGCACCAGGGACCGGCGGCACCGCAGAACAGCACGCGGGTGTCGTCGGCGTGATAGGGGCGTCCGAAAGCGGAGATCGGCTCATCCACGGGTTTCCTCCGGAAGCATGTGGGGTTCACGAGGCAGCACCCAGCCGTAAGGTGCGTCGATATGACCGGGATCGAGGTGCGCGAGGCGGTAGGCGACCTCGCAGTATTCCTTGAAGGCGGCGTAGAAGTAGTCGAACTGCGCGGCGTTCTCGATGTGCACTGACGGATGGAAGCGCACCAGGCTGCGGGTGATCGGGTTCTGCGCCTCGGCGAGGTCGTTGGGCCACATGTCAATCGCCTGATCCGCTGTTCGCGGAGAGCATGCCGATGACGATGGTGAGCGCCTCGCTGCGCGAGAACCCGGCCTGGCGCAGCGCCGTGAACATCTCGTGGGTCGAGATGGCGGTCTGCATCGCCGGAGTGATCATGTCTTCCTGTTCGGGTTCTTCCCGCTCCACCGTGCCTCCTGTCGTCGTTACGCGACCAACATACGCTCTTTCGTGTGTGGATAGTAGGAGGTTCATTCCTTTGGGCGTACAGGCGTGATACGTTATGCCGGTCACCAGAGGTCAAGCGAGACCCAGCCCTCCTCCGCGACCGGCCGCTCCCGGACCATCGACGACCCGAAGCCCAGTGCACTGTGCGTCCGGGGGCGGTTGCGAGAACTGAAGTGAACGTGATACGTTATGCACACCGACGGCCCAAGGAACTGCGATTCCCATGATCGGACCGCCGTCGGTCCCCGGCTCACGAATGGAGGCGCTATGGCGAGCGACGGAACTGGTCTCGGTGACCGGATGAAGGCCTACGAGGCCGCAACCGGCAGCATCCTGCCCCGCTACCTGCCTGCGATCATCCGCGTGGACGGCCGGGCGTTCCACACCCTGCTGCGCGGTGCCGACAAGCCGTTCGACACGGTCGTGGCCCGGTACATGGGATACGTCGCCCAGGCGCTGTGCGCCGAGATCGGCGGCGCGGTATTCGCCTACCAGCAGTCCGACGAAGTCAGTGTCCTGGTATGTGGGTACGAGGACTACCGCACCCAGCCGTGGTTCGGCGGACGCGTCCAGAAGATCGCGTCCATCAGCTCCGCCATCGCCACCCTGGCGTTCCTCGGCTACTCGCGCGAACCCGGCGTCATCCTGCGCCGCCCCGGCATGTTCGACGCACGGGTCTTCCCGCTTCCGAACGCCGTCGAAGTCGCAAACTACTTCGCGTGGCGGCAGCGCGACACGGAGCGCAACTCCAAGATCATGTTGGCACGGGCACACTTCCCCCACGGCGAGATCCAGGGCCTCGGCGGGGTCGAACTGGAGGACAAACTGGAGCAGGAGAAGGGCGTCTACTGGATCGACGAGCCGAAGGCGTTCCGCTACGGCCGGGTCTGTGTACGCCAGGAACTCGGCAGCGTCGATGTCCGGTGGCTCATGCAGGACGCTCCCTCGATGACCGCCGCTCCGGATGCGTGGCTGGCGAGGCACATTCCGCCGCTGCCCTCGTTCGAGGAGGCCCCAGCCGTGCAGGAGCCGCGCCCCAGCGAGTTCCACGGCTGGCACACAGGCTTCGCGGCCAAAGGTGAACCGGAACCCATCATCCAGCCGCCGCGATTGAACTTCCGGGCCTTATTCAGCGCGAAAGTCACGGTGAACGCGCCCGGGGGATAAGAGAAGCATCGAATGAATGGAGGGGTGTATGAGCGGTTACTCGCGCAACACGTCCGGCGTGCCGGAGGTTTCGGCGAAGCTCGTCGGCTGCGGCCTGCTGGGCGTCGTCGGCGTCACCGTCGGGATGATCTTCCTGTTCCCGTGGATCGGTGCGTTCCAGAGCATGGACGCGGGACACATCGGCGTGGAGCGCAACGGAGGCTGGTTCTCGAACTCCAACGAGCGCGGCTTCCTGGATCCGCAGAGCAGCATGACCAACACGGGCATCTACTCCACGATCCACACGTACCCGGCGCAGCAGCGTACGTACACGATCTCGGCCGACCCGAACCAGGGCGACAAGGTGGGCGTGGACGTCGTGCAGACGCCGAGCTCCGACGGCGTGGAGATGGGCATCGAGGGCACTCTGTACTACAGCCTGAACCTCGACCACCAGACCCTCGGCGTGTTCGACAATCTGTACGGCACCCGCACCTACACCGACAACGGCAACGCGTTCCACGCCTACGACGGTGACCAGGGGTGGGGCGCGTTCATCGACGTGGCGGTACGGCCGATCCTGAACAACGACCTGCGCGAGCTCGTGGCGCAGACGTCCTGCGCCGAGCTGGACAGCGCGTGTGCGCTGGTGCAGAACTCGACGCAGCAGGCGGCCGTGGTCACCGGCGGCGTGAACAACAACGGCAACATCGCGGCCGTGCAGGACAAGATCAACGCCACGTTGCAGCAGGACTTGGACACTCAGCTGAACACGGCGGTGGACGCTTCGGACCTCGCCAAGCACGGCGGCAAGCCGTTCCAGTTCCTGACCGGCGTGCGGTTCACGATCGTGCGCGTCTCGCTGCCGAGCAACGTGCAGGGCGCGGTCAACGACGCACAGGCGGCGTACGCGGAGGTCTCGAAGCAGCAGGCCCTGGTCAAGCAGGCGCAGCTCCAGGCCGAGGCGAACGCGGCCAAGGAGGCGGGCTACAAGAACTGCCCGGCGTGCCAGACGATCGACGAACTGGGCGCGCTCCCGAAGGGGCTGCTATCTCTCGGTAGCGGCAGCGGCCTGAATCTGGCGACTCAGTAAGCCATGGGCGACGCCGTCATCGTGGCGGTCCCGGTGATCGGCATCGTGGTGTTCGCCATGATGCTGGTCATCCGGGGTTCACGCCAAGACAGGATGCGCAAGGAAACCGACCGCGCGCTATGGAAGGCGGCCAGCGAGCCGGTGGAGGGCGGCGTCATGGTGTACCTGTACCGTGATGTGCAGGGCAGCCGTGTCGGCCGCCAGAACTTCCGGTTCGTCTCCACGGCGCACAGACCGACATTCGCCTGGGAGGAAGACCTCCTCCAGGCGAAGTCGGACGCGGCCGTGGAAGCGGCCCACTTGAACGTCTCGTAGTACGTTAGAAGCGGCCCGGCGGCCAAGGAGGACTCGACGACCTACCTCGCCCCGCCGCCGGGCCCTATCGAAAGGAGTTGTCGTGGGACTCGTTACGACAAGCGCGAAGCTTGAGATCGTCCTGGAACTGGCCGATGGACCGAGCACCGCGCCCGCCAGCACCCTCAGGGCCATCGCCGTGTCCCTCAAGACCTTGATCCCCGAGGTCGAGGAGCTGGAGAGGCGGTTGGCGGAGATCCAGCCCCAGGACGCCGCGCCGTCCGCCATGGACGACCTGCGCGAGCAGGGGCGCCTGGTCAAGGAGCAGCTGGCGAGCGACCTGACGGCGGTGCGCAGCGGTCTGGCGCGCAAGCTGAGGGATGCTGCTGCGGCCATCCACCCTGGAGAGTAGGCGACGGTGGATAAGCTCATGCGCTCCGGCGAGGTGGCGGAGCTGTTCGGCGTGAGCACGAAGACCGTGTGCGCGTGGGTGAAGCGCGGCCAGCTTGAGCCGACGTGTTTGACTCCAGGCGGCCAGTACCGCTTCGCCCGCTCAATGATCATGGGTCTTCTCGTGAAGGGCATGGCGCGGGGCGAGGAGCTGGACGATATCGTGTAGCGTCCAGCTCCTTTCTGGTATACGTTAGTCCCCATTGCGGCCACAGTACTCTCGAAACCCATGATCCTCACGCCGCAATCCATGAAGGGGGCAGTCATGACCACGCTCGACGAGCTGTTCGGCCCTGGACGGCTCCAGGAGGAGATCGACGCGGGCCGCGTCCGGCGCGGACGCTCCGGCGACGGCCTGTCGATCTTCAACTACACGGAGACCTGCCAGTACGGCCACCACTGGAACGAGGTGACGCTGCGCTGCCGGGGCCTGATCGCGGACGACGTGACTGGCGAGATCCTCGCGTGGCCGTTCCCGAAGTTCTTCAACCATTCGGAGCACGGCCACGGCAACCCGTGGGCGCCGGACCTGCCGGACGAGCCGTTCACGGTCTACGACAAGGTGGACGGGTCGCTGGGCATCGTCTTCTGGGACCGCCGCCAGGAGCGCTGGCGCGCCGCTTCGCGCGGCTCGTTCGCCTCCGAGCAGGCCCAGTGGGCGCAGGCGTGGATCGACCGGGCCGACGAGTTCGGGCGTCCGGTCTCCAGTCGCCTGTGTGTGGGCAGCACCTACCTCGCCGAGATTGTCTACCCGGAAAACCGGATCGTCGTCAACCACGGCAACAGGCGCGACCTGGTCCTGCTCGGCGTGTACGGCAGGCTGGGCGACGAGCTCCCGCTGGACGCCCTGATGGTGGACTGGATGTCGATCGGCTCCGTGGTGCGCAGCTGGCCGCAGATGCCGCTGGATGTCCTGGTCGAGCTCGCGGGTCGCAGCGCCGACATCCACGGCATGGTACGCACCGGCACGGACATGGAGGGCTACGTCCTGCGATACCGCTCGGGTCGGCGAGTGAAGATCAAACTCACGGAGTACATCCGCATGCATGCGATCTTGACCGGCATGAACGAGCGCACCATCTGGGAGGTGCTCGCCAACGGCGGTTCGCTGGACGACCTGCTCGCCAACGTGCCGGACGAGTTCATGCGCTGGGTGCAGGACGTCGCGGACCGGCTGCGGCAGGCGCACGCCGAGAAGGTGCTGGCCGCGAACGTGGCCTACGCGGCGATCACGAACAAGGCGCTGCGCAAGGAGTTCGCGCAGGAGGCGATTCCGACCGGCCTGAGCTCCATGCTGTTCCGGCTGTACGACGGCAAGAGTATCGAGGAGATGGCGTGGAAGATGGTCAAGCCGAGCGGCACCGCGACGTTCTCGTCCACCGAAGGAGAGTGATGGCACAAACTCTGCATGTGACGACAGGGCTCCCGGCGTCCGGGAAGACCACTCTAGCGCGGTCGCTGGGCGTGCCGCGTTTCAACCTGGACGAGTACAGGGCGATGCTCGGTTTCACCGGCGAAAACTGGTCGAGGGACCGGGAGCGCCTGGCCGTCACAGCGATGCTGGAGGGCGCGCTGGCGGTCGCCCGCGCGGGAAGCGACATCGTGCTCGACAATACGCACCTGAACCGCAAGCTGCCCCGGCTCTACAAGGACAACTTCATCCTGCTGCCCGAGGCGCGCTTCGAGGTGCACGACTTGACGGATGTGCCGGTCGAGGAGTGCGTCCGACGCGACATGATGCGTCGGACCGGCACCGTCGGCAGGGATGTGATCCATAAGCTCGCCAAGGATATGGAAGGCGCTCGCAAGGGCGGCTGGCGGCTGACCACCGAGTGGATGAACGACCGGCCGGTGGCGCTGCCGTACGTGCCCGACGAGTCGCTGCCCAAGGCGGTCGGCTGCGACCTCGACGGGACGCTGGCGCTACATGTGGCGCGCGGGCCTTTCGAGTTCGACAAGATCGAGACGGACGCGGTCAACGTGCCGGTGGCGCACCTGCTGGGGCTGTACCGCGACGCGGGTTTCGACGTATTGCTCCTGTCGGGCGGCAAGGGCGAGTTCAAGGAGCAGCGCGAACGCTGGTTGGCGAAAAACGGCCTGTTCTACCGCGAGTTCCACACACGCGAGCCGGGCGACGACCGACCTGACGACGTGGTGAAGTTGGAGATGTTTGACAAGTTCGTGCGGCACCGCTACAACTTCCAGGCGATGCTGGACGACCGCAACCGACTGGTCAGGCTGTGGCGCGGCATGGGCATCTTCTGTCCGCAGGTGGCTTTCGGAGCCTTCTAGGCCTGGCGCTGGTGGGGTGTACGTGATACGTTAGTCCCGTACACCCCACCCGAGAAGGGCAGGCCCATGTCCCGTCACATCGATCGCGACCTCGTTGCAACCATCAGAGAGATGGGCTGCGAGATCACGCACCACAAACGCGGCAAGCACCTGCGCGTAACCTTCAAGGGGGTCTACGTGGGGCCTATATCCACGTCACCCTCCGACGTGCGCAGCAGCTTGAACACGCTCTCATCGATCAGGCGCAATATCCGCGAACTGGAAGAAAAGGGGGTGCGATAATGGTCGCAGCCGTACTGGGGGTCGCAATCCCGCTGCTCGACCTGGTGCTCTGGGCCTACGCGTCCCGGCTGCTCTACCGCCGCTACCGACTCCACGAAGCCAAGAAGTCGGCCTGCCCGAAGCGCCAGACCATGCGCAACCACAACGGCAACTGCACGAAGTGCCGCTACAACGTCCTGTGGTGGGAGGAGAAGGACGGCGTCGAATCGGGCCGCGTTTACAGCAACGACGCCCTGACGAGGATCGCCATCTTCCACGGGTTCTTCTGGCCGGTCGCGCTGGTCGGCTACGGCATCTACGTGTTCGTCACCGACGATCCGCCGCTAGCTCCGGCCGAGGTCGAAGCAGCCCGCAAGAAGAAAGCCGCTGCCGACGCCGCGTACGTCGCGGACCTGGAGAAGCAGCTGGGCGAGATGGCCAAGGAGAACGAGAGGCCGTGACCGACACCCTGTACGGCGTGCCCGACTTCCACGGCGACCGCGAGCAGCCCGAAGACTGGACTGCGGCCGACGTGGCGAAACATCGCACCCAGCGGGCCGAGGACGGGTTCTCCGTCTTCGACTGGTGGGCCTTCGACCAGTACATCGCCGAGGTCGTCGCGCGGGCGGCTCTCAAGTTCGCCCACGAGGGCTCCGGCTACTTCGAGGAGATGGGCGAGGAGGGCACCCGGGAATACTTCATCGGCATCGCCCGGCCGCTCATGGAATACGCCCAGGACAAGTTCAAGCGCGACGTGGAGACCCAGTTGCGGGTCCGCGAGGAGGCGAAGGACGCGATGATGCGCTTCGCCGAACACTTCCCACGCTGGTGGGACTAAGGAGGACCATGAAGATCAGGACCAAGATCATGGCGGTCGCGTTGGCTCTGGCGCTGACCGGCTGCACCAGCCAACTCGTCAACCACTCCGGGGCTAGCGCCAGTGCGCACGCCACCGTCGGCGGGGCCGCTCCCGCGCCGGTGACCAAAGCAGACGCCGCGCCCGGACCGGACCCGCACTACGAGTGCCACGACAAACCCGTTCCGTTCCCTTCGGGGATCTCCGTCACCACGGACGTGTACCCGCAGATCCAAGGGCGCGTGGACATCTACTGCGACACCCCGGCCCAGATCCCGGGCCAGCAGACGACCGAACTGACCCTGGCCAAGATCGAGGGCAAGAAGCTGACGGAAATCGCCAGTTCCACGGTCGAGTACCCGCCGGGCGTGGGTCCGGGCGCCGCGTGGCAGTACATCGTGAACGCCCCGACCTGCACGAACGGAACGTACGAACTGGACTACCTGATCACCGGCCTCACGTCCGACGGCCGCAGCATCGACTACCCCGTGATCGGGACCGAGGTGGGGGTGACCGGGTGTCCAACGAACTAGACATGAAGGTCCTGCTCTCGGGGGTCGTGGGCTCGACCGCATACGGCCTGGCCGGACCGGGTTCGGATGTGGACCGGCTCGGGGTGTTCGCCTACCCCACCCAGCTGATCCTCGGTCTGGGCAGGCCCAAGGAGACGCTGGACGGCCATAACCCGGACGTCGCGTTCCACGAGGCCGCGAAGTACGTGCGGCTCGCCCTGGAGTGCAACCCCACCGTCCTGGAGCTGATGTTCCTCGGGGAGTACGAGATCATCAACCCGCTGGGCGCCGATCTGGTGGACATTCGGGAGGCGTTCCTGAGCGCCGGGCAGGTGCGCTACCGGTACCTCGGGTACGCCAGAGCGCAGTTCCACCGGCTGGAGCAGCGCGGCGGCACGTCTCTCGACGCGGACATCCCGGAGCGCCGGGTCGCGAAGCACGCCCGGCACCTGATGCGGCTGTGCCACCAGGGCCTCCACCTGTACACGACCGGCAGCCTGCCGATCAGGCTGGAGAACCCGCAGGACTATCACGCGTTCGGCGATGCCGTGGCGGGGGGCGACATCGAGAAGGCGCGCAAGATGGTCGAGGCCTACAGCATGCTGTTCGACAGCGCTACACCGGCGCTGCCGCCTGAGCCGGACGCGCTGGCGGCTCAGGCGTGGCTGCTGCGGGTGCGCAGGCACTACTGGGGGGCGGCGTGATGCAGGGGCGCGGGGAGCCGCAGACCCAGTCGTGCAGCAGGTGCTTCGCCGACCGGCCGCTGCGCGAGTACCAGGGGGACCAGACCCTCTGCTACGAGTGCCGCCTCAAGGAACGCAAGGGCCCAGGCGCCGCAGTCGTCCAAGCCCGCATGGCGCGGACGCAAGCGCTGTGCCAGGCGCGCGACCGGGCGCTGGGTATCCTGCGGCGGCGCCATTACGAGGAGTACGAGCAGATTTATCTGGGAGAGATCGCGGCTCTCGGATACGACCCCGAATCGGTGGTCAAGAATCGGCGCAACCCCGTAGGCAGGGACCGGAAACCCCGCGTTCCGTGATACTTTAGACCCCCTTCGGTTCGTAGGGAGAGTCATGGAACAGGGAAGCGCCCCTCAGCGCATCAGCCCGGGGTTGCAGTGGAAAATCGAAGAAATCCCCGGCGAAAACGGCTGGCTCACACAAGACGGCCATGCGGTATTCGAACAAACCGCCCTTTTGTTAGTGCAATCCGGAATACCCGAAAAGACGATCGTCGCGCTCCTCCACCGCATGTATTGGGGGGTCGCCAACAGCTACGGAGGTTGAACGATGAGCGATCAAGCATACATGTGGAATCTTCCGGAGTGGAAGAAAGCCCCTACGGTGGCGCAGCTCCAGTACGGCCTGGGCGGTGTCTCCTTCGAGGACAGCTGGGGCTGGTTCTGGTCCGACGGGCACGGAGTCGCCGACTACAACCTCGCGGCCGACCCCTGGGGATTGCTCTGGATCCGCGCCAATACGCCATTGCTGTGCACCGCGAAATCGCCGGGCGATTACGTCGGGGATCCTAGCTGCGTATGGTTGGAGAGCCTGCGCTACGCACGGTCGCTGGTCGTGTACCTGCCGCCGAGGAAGTACGCGTTCCTGGGCCAGGTGGGGCTTGATGCCCGCCAGCAGGGCTGGTACCCGGTGGCCGCGACACGCGGAGAAGCGCCCCCTGCGGCGCTGGCGGGGATCGGCAGGGCGGTGTGAGGGAAAAGCTGCTCGATTTTGGAGCCGCTGCCGTGCTGGTGGCGTTTGCCGCCGGATTCGCCGCGTTCCTCATTTGGCTAGGTAGCGAGGAGAACTCGCAGAAGCACGCCTGCAACGCCAAGGGGGGTACCTGGTCCTATAGCGCAGCCCGTAAGGCGAACGTATGCACGGTACCCACGAGGTCGCCGTGAACCTCATCGACATGCTCCTGCGGCGCGGGTACTGGCGGCGCTGCCGCCACCGTGGACACTGGACGCACCGGCGCAGCTGCTTGCGCGGCATGGCCTACGACGGCTACTGCCAGAAGCATAACCGCATGTGCTGGGGCTACTGCGGGCTGGAGCGCCGGTGAATGCGAACACGGAGCAGTTGGGCGCGCTGATCTTCGGGGGCCTGGGTGGCGTCACGGCCTTATGGGGCAGCTGGCGTATGATCTTCGGCTGGCGGCCACGCAGGAGACTCCCCGACGAACAGGTCACCGAACGCATCCCGAAGTACCAGGAGCCGAGGTTCAAGCTCCTGGTGGTGGCGGGCACGTACCGCCAATACGAGCAGTATTGCGCCGAGCTCGGCTTGAACCGTTACCACGACGCGGTGTACGTGAGCGACGTGTGGCGGGTGCGCGGCTTCCGTGGCCAGAAGTACGTCCTGGTGGGCACGTGGTACGACCGCGCCGACTTGAGGGAGGTCCTGGGGACTCTGGCGCTCCAGAACTGCACCAAGATATGATACGTTAATCGCAACAAAAGGAGGAGCGGTGGCAGCACTATCCAACATCGAGGGTTCCGCACGGCGCACCCGGCGCGTCTGGGAAACCACACCCCTCGCGCCGCCCATCGCCCGTCACGCCCCGCTTACGCTGCTGTGCGAAACCTGCGGCACGCCGCGCTGCGCGACTGCGGAACGCGTCGTCCTCTGGCACGAGACCGTGAAGGCCGACGGAAGTGGCAAGCCCTATGAGTGCGCGGGCGTGGGGTCCCCCGGGCTGGACTGGAACGGCGAATGAGCGGGCCGCCCCGGAGGTTGCCCGGCCTCCGGGGCGGCTGCGCATCAGGCGGCCGGGATCTTGACCGGCGTGGAGGGGGCGAGCGCCAGCGCCGTGACGACGTCCGGCACTGCGTCGAAGTCGAGCGTGCCCGTCAGGCCGGTCGCGTCGGTGGCGGTGACCACGACGCCGGTGGACGGCGCGAGAACCTGGATGGTGACCTTCAGCGTGGTGGCGTCGTCCACCGCGAGGGTCGTGTTGGTCGTGTCGGAGATCGTCCACGTGAGGGCGTCCGGGACCGCGTTGCCCTCGATGTCGGTCGGCGAGACCACGATGTCGAACTCGTAGCCGACGGGAACCTGGAGTGCCATGCTGGAGTGCCTTTCAGTGATGGGCCGAACCTCGCCGACGGCGAAGGCGAGAGCCACTGCGGGGTTGGGCCAGTCCAGCCATGCGGCGAACCGGTCCGCGATACGCAGGATGCGCCGGACGTCGGCACGCGAAGCGTCGGCCGGGCCGCGCTCGATCGCCCAGACGCCGATCGCGGCGTTCAGTGCGGTCTCCCGTGTCTCGTTCATATAACCATGTAGACATAGACGTCAGCCGCTTGGCAAGTCGGGACTCGAAAGGAGTAGGCCCATGATCGTATTGGCCGGGGTGTTCATCGGGGTGTGCACGATGCTGCCGCTGGTGCTGTTCCACCTGTCGGCGCCCGCGATGGCGCTCGCGGTCCTCGGTGGCCTGGCCGTCGGACTCTTCGTCACCTGGATCTTCGCCATGGTCCTGCTGGCTGCGATCTTCCACGACTAGTGATACGTTAGTCCGACAATCCGGAAGGAAGATCATGTCTGCCGAACAGACCTGGCGCGTCATCGACGCCGCCGACATCCCGCTCGGCCGCTTGGCCAGCCAGACTGCCATCCTGCTGCGCGGAAAGCACAAGCCGCAGTTCGCCCCGCACGTGGACACCGGCGACTTCGTGGTCATCATCAACGCCGACAAGGTCTACCTGTCCGGCAACAAGCGCGAGGACAAGCTGGCCTACCGGCACTCCGGCTACCCGGGCGGTCTGCGCTCGGTCAAGTACGGCGAGCTGATCGACAAGGACTCCCGCAAGGCCGTCGAGAAGGCCGTGCGCGGCATGCTCCCCAAGAACACCCTCGGCCGCCAGGTGCTGAAGAAGCTCAAGGTCTACGGCGGCCCGGAGCACCCGCACGCCGCACAGCGCCCCGAGCCGTACCAGCTGTCCCAGGTCGCGCAGTAAGGATGATCATGGAAACTTACGTCACTGAAACCCCCGTCGAGGACGCCGCGACGCCGACCGGCTCGCTGCTCACCGCGTCGTACGGCACGGGCCGCCGCAAGGAGGCCGTGGCCCGCGTCTGGGTGATGCCCGGCTACGGCACCTGGAAGATCAACGGGCGCTCCCTGGAGGAGTACTTCCCGAACAAGGTGCACCAGCAGAGCGCCCGCACCGCGCTGCGCCTGCTCGGGCTGGACGGCACATGCCACGTCGTCGCCCGGATCGACGGCGGCGGCATCTCCGGCCAGGCGGACGCCCTGCGCCTCGGCATCGCCCGCGCGCTGAACGCGGCGGACCGTGACGCGAACCGGCCCGCGCTCAAGGCGGCGGGGCTGCTGACCCGCGACTCGCGCGTCATCGAGCGCAAGAAGGCCGGTCTCAAGAAGGCGCGCAAGGCCCCGCAGTACAGTAAGCGCTAACCAACGCCAAGCCGGAGGCACCGTGAAAGCGTCTGAACTGATCGAGATCCTGAAGCGCGACCCCGAGCGCGAAGTCGTCGCCTGGGACCCGCGCCTGGACGGCCCCCTGGACGACATCTACCGCGTCACGAAGGCCAAACCCGACAAGTTCCACGAGAACGGGCCGTGGGTGTGGGTCCTGGACTTCGACACTGCCAAGAAGTCCGTGGACAACCTGGACCGGTGGCTGGACGGGGAAGGGGAACTCGACTGTGAGTGAACCCGCAGAGCCGGAGTTCCCGCTGCCCTGCATCGTCTGCGGCCACAAGCCGGAGCTGGTCTTCCCCACCGGCTTTCCCGAAGACGACATGAACTGGCAGCCTTACGGTGCCACGGCTTTCACGTCCCACGGACAGTACGGCTCCACGGTATTCGACGAGATGAGCGGTCAATACCTGATGATTAACGTCTGCGACCGCTGCATGCGCGCGAAGGCCCAGGCGGCCGTCATCGCCCACGCGCATCCTCGGCGGGCGCTGCGCGTGCCCACGGACTACCAGGTATGGGCGCCCTACGAGCCGGAGGACGGCGAGTGAAAGAGAAGCACGGTGGCGACGCCAGCGCGGCGCTGGCGGCGGGGCTGCGGGCACTGGACTCCGTGCGGGTGGCGCTCGGCGGGGTGGGGACCAGCCAGCGTGCCAGTGGCGGCGGCACCAACATCCAGGCGGCGCGCAGTATTTCGATCAGCAGCAACTCCGGCACTGTGATCAGCGACGGCGAAGTCTGGATCAACGGCGAGAAGTGCTATCCCAGCAGCTTGATCGAGGAACTCGACGAGGCGTGGGCGCAGCTGGCATACGCCACCGGGATGATCCCGAGTGGTGACGTCGAATGGGCTCATCGCTACCAGGAGGCCGGGAAGCGTGTGGAGCGGGCACGGAAGGCTCTCGACCTGTGAAGCCCGAGATGATCCCGGCGGAGATCAAAGAGATCATCGACCGCGCCGCCGGGAAAGAGCACTCGGCGACCGGCTCGGTGATGACCGCGCTCGCAGAGGTTCTCACGGTCTACGGGGGGACGTGGACGGAGGTAGTGGAGGGTGTTCGGGCTCTGCACCGGCACGAGCGGGCGCTCGGCGAGCTCCAGATGCGCCTGATCGTGGCCTACGAGCGTCTCATCGAGTCCACCGGCCTGGAGCAATGGATCGACGACCACGAGGGCGCTACCGAGGAGCTGGAGGAGGTCCAGCGGCTGAGCGGAGAACTCGACGCAGCCACCTGCCAGTGCTGCGTGTTCGGCAACCACATGGAGACATGCACCTGCGACGGCGCGAACTGCTGCCACCCGGAGAACCACGACGAGTGAAGATCCCCTTCGTTCAAGCGCACATCTTCTGGATCCCCTGGTGGGACGTGGACCACCACATGTACGGCTGCCCGATCCAGATCACCCTCCACACCCCGACCTGGGGCCTGATGGTGCGGCCGTTCTCCAGTTTCGCCCAAGGCGGCAACACTCGGGGCATGACCGACTTCCACGACTATGAGCGTTCGGCCAAGTGGCTCCTGGACGACGAGAATCCGAGGATCTGGACATCCGTCCAGGGATCCTGGGAGGCTCGCGGGCTCTACCGCCCTCCACGCACGGCGTACTGCGTGGTGTGCCTGCACGACGTAGAGGGGTGCACTGCGGTGCATGGCAAGTACCACGAAACAGTTTCGGCCACGTGGGCGGTCTTCCCCCGGCACCTGTGGCTCGCGCACGCGAAGGGCCGCAAACGCTGCCGGATCAAATGGAGGGAAGAATGATCGGGGACGAGGAGCCGTTCCGGCGCGCGGTGATGTGGAAGCGGCCGAACCATGACTACGAGAACTACGAGTGGTGTAGGCCGTACAGCTGGGGTGGCTGGATGACGGTCTACATGGAGCGCTGGCAGTACTGGCCGCCGTGGGCGTGTAGCAGTCCCTGGAAGTTCGCCTGGATGGACGCCTGCGACGGCGAGCGCGCTTCGAAGCTGGTGGTCGTGCCGCTGGTCGGCGGGTTCGTGTGGTTCTTCAACCAGCCGTGCGGGCACGACGACAAGAGCGAGGGTTAGCGCGAGAGCCGGGAGCGCACCGCGAGCCGCAGGCGGTAGACCCACACCGGCCAGTCGTAGGGTGCGGGGCGCGGGAAGCGGTCGTGCAGGGCGTCGGCGCCCAGGTAGGACACGACGATCACTACGCCGGAGATGAAGATCTGCATGGCTGACCCCTTTCGCTAGGTTCGTGGGGTCAGCATAGCGTGCAGGATACGTTATGCCAAGGGTTCTTTTCCGGGCCCCTGATCCCACGTCGGGTCGATCTCACCCTCCCCCAGGGGCCGTACCCGCATGGACAGCACCTCGCCGCCGGTGACGGCCTCCACGTGCACGTCCATACCCTCCATGGTCTTGAAGGCTGGATCCCACCACTGATCGTGGTAGCCCTCGCAACGGCGGCACAGGTACCGCGTCACCAGCCCTTTCCTCGGCTGGCGCGTCAGCCAGTGCGGGCACTGCTGCTCCAGCGGATACGGGCCGCGTGCCATGCGCTCCAAAGCTGGACGCACGCGCTCGATGTTGCGCTGGACGCGCTCCTCGAAGTCCTCGTCGGTCACGGCGTCACCAGCTCGTCTTCGGGATGCCAGCCGTGGTCGTTGGTGAACTCGGGCCAGTCGATCAGGTAGAACCATCGCTGCGCACGGACGCCGGGGCGCACCGGGCGGTCCTCCAGCTCGGCGTCCACGATCGTGCCGACCGAGGGGCACTCGGTAAGCGCCACACGGTCGCCGACTGCGAACCGCGCTTTGATCTCCGTCACGGAAGGTCTTCCCAGGAGACCGTGGCACGCTGGATCACAGTCTCGCGCTTCACCGGGTCCTCAATCCCCCAGCGATTGCGCGATCGGTTTTTCAGCGTCGCCACGCCCCGGGCCGTGTTGCGGGTACGATAGGGGCCGTAGACGTTCGTCCAGCTGCTGCCGTCGGGCCCCGTGCAGGTGACGACGGAGCGGAAGATGCTTTCGTGTACGCACTTCGCCAGGAAGAGGTCTGATGCCTCGTGGCGGCGCATGAGCTTGACCGTGTAGCCGTTCCCGATCATGCTCTCGCGCTTGCGGGCGGTCGGCTCGAACCCGGCGAAGGCCATCTGCGCGGTGGCGAGCACCTCGTCGTCGTCCACCACTGCCAGGCTGATCGCTTCGGCGCATCCGCAGGGCCGCAGCAACGCCCAGTCGCATTCGGCCAGGGGGAGGGTGGTGCCGTCGTCGAGGGTCACAGTGAGATCCATCAGCGGCCCATCAGTTCCGCGAAGGCGGTCGCGCAGGCCACCACGGCGGCGCAGAAGACGGCGATCTTATGAGTATCTGTCATGTGGACATGATACTACAGCTACGTTATGTTAGTACGATGGCGGTGAAGAAAAAGACGGCCCTGGCAGCGCCCGACGACGACAAGTGCGCCGAGTGTGCGCGGCATGGACGCGACGAACCGCTCAACGTCACCCTCCGGCACGATACCGAGAACAACCACCTGCTGTGCACCAAGATCCGGTGGTGCTTCGTATGTGGTACCGGCGACGGCATGCTGATCGACTGCGGCGGCTAGTCCATCGGCAGGAAGGTCGTCGGCACGACCGGGGTGCTGAACGTGCTCTCCCTTGCGATGCCCACGAAGCCGGGGGCGGGCCGAGGCTTCCGCTCGGGCTTCGGCTCCTCGCGAGGGAAGGGGATTGCGTAGAACAGGAACGTCGCATCGATCACGGGCATCGCGATCACGGTGAGGTCGCCGTAGAAGCCGAACCGCTCGATCAGGTTGCTGTAGATGTGGTCGGTGGCGACCAGGATGACCTTCTCCCAGCCCTGACCCGCGTACCCGGCGAGCCAGGGCAGCAGGTAGAAGAATCCGAAGTCGGGTCGTGGCTCCAGCGGAGTCTTGCCGTCGTGGATCGTGAACTCACCGGTGGCCGTCGAGTAGCTCATCGGGTAGCCGTGGGGGTTGGTCTGAACCGTGTAGTTCAGGCCGAGGTTCTCGCGGCCGAAGATATCCATGCACAGAGGGTATACGTTAAGCTTGGGGCATGACGACCCCGGAAGCCATGCGCAAAGAGCGCTTCGACGCGGTCAAAGCACGCGTCGCGGCGGCGCACGACGGGCCGTGGAGCGCCGAGGAGATGGTGCAGGCACAAGACGACCTGGCGTGGCTCGCTGCGGAGCTCACCGGCGCCGCGAACGCTCTGGCGTGGCACGAGGTCGGTATCGCCACGCTGCGCAAAGAGCTGGAGTATTGGAAGGGCGCGGGCAAGCGGCACAACAAGATGTACGGCGAGATGTCCGCGAAGATCGGGCAGGCGCGTGCCGAGGCGGCGCTGGCCCGGGAGAGGCTGCGGGCCGTGACTAAGAGGCTGCACGAGGACCGGCGCGACTTCACCGACCGGCACGTCAACCCGAGCCTCTTCGGGGAGCTCGCCGACATCAAACCCGTGGACGTGCAGATGCCGAACGAAGGCCATCCGTTCTTCCGGCGCTCACCGCGCGCATTCAAGTACCCGGTGTGCTGATGAACTGGCTACCGTGGCGTTCGCCATCGAAGAGGCTGCTCAAAGCCGCCGAGGGGATGCCACAGGCGATGGCCGACGGTATGCGGCAGAGCCAGGAGCGCTACAGCTTCCAGCCGGGCGACCGGGTGAAGGCGGCGTGGGACTTGGCGACCGTTCTAGAGGTGGAGCCCGCGCAGCTCCCCCACCGGAACAGGGTTCTGATCCTCTGGGACGAGGTGGACGGCGTCGGCTGGAGGCGTTCGCGTACCGAACGGCCGCCAACGTGGCGTTTGGCGTACACGCTCACGAAGGTGCCGCAGGACACACCGATGCACCGCGAGAACGAGCGGTCCAAGGCGATGTGGGAGGGCCGAGGTGCCTACCCACGCTGGACGGTGCGGCCACCGGTGATCACCACCCGACAGGAAATTCCGCCGCCACCGTGAAACTACGGAGCGATCCCTTCGTCCCAGTCGTCGTAGCCAGGCTGGTTGTACTCGGCGATCCAGGCGAGGTACTCGGGGGATTCGCCGAGGCGGGTGAAGGTGTACGGCTGGCCGTTGACGTGGATCGCGGTGCCCAGGATGGTGGGGCAGCCGGTCAGGCGCCGGACCATCTGGTCGATGACCCACTGCTTGTGGTGGTCCCCGTCGATTCCGGCGAACCGGGACGCGACCTCCAGCGTGGCGGGGACGTCGGCGTTCAAGCGCATCTTCAGGTCGTCGTGGTCGGCGGAGGTGATGGCGCCGCTGTCGGCGCGGGCCACCAGGATGACGTCGGGCGCATGGTTGCCCGACCGGGCACCGTACTTGGACCACTCGGTCATCGGTGCACCAGCCAGTTGGCGAGAATCACACCGGCGCCCGCCTCGCAAGTACGGGCGATCCACAACAGAACTCGACTGCGCATGAAGCCTCCTTCGGATGAGGGAGCCGGGTCGCGCATGGGTTCCGCGAGTGCGATGGGCTCCGGGGACAATATACGTTAGTCTCGTGGGGATGTCCAGCGGCGCGCTAGAATCCGGGAATGGCCCTCTACCGCAAGAAGCCCGTGGACGTGGAAGCCGTGCAGTGGACCGGCGACAACGCCGAGGACGTCTGGCGGTTTGCTGACAAGTGCTTCTATCCGGAGCACTTCCTTGAGTACCCCCGATGCGTCGCAGGGATCTACGACGAGCTGCACGGAACCTGGATCAGGGTGAAGCTCGGGGACTGGGTGCTCAAGGGCGTGCGGGGCGAGTTCTACCCCTGCGACGAGGGCGTGTTCGCCGAGACCTACGAGTTGGTGTGCGATGGATGACAAGGGTTTTGCACCTTTCGACCTCGAAGTGCCCGCACAGCTGGTGTACCCGGCCCTTCAGCCCTTCGCGGCGCCGCTGCCGGGAACGCCGGAGACGCACGCCCAGCGCATGGCGCGCACTGACCGGCAGCTGGAGCGGGAAAGGCGCGAGCGGGCGATGCTGGACGCCCTGGAGACGGCCGAATCCGACTGGCGCGAGCAGCGAGCCAAGGCCGAGCGGCAGCTGGAGACCGTGGCGTTCGCCGTCCTCGGCCTGCATGCGCCGGTGCTGGACAACGGCACCGCCATCACCTGCAACGAGTGCTGTGCCTGCGACTACTATGGCGAAGGGACCGTGGAGTGGCCGTGCGGGACGTTCCGGGTAGTCAAGGAGCTGCTGTGACGGGGCACGAGGAATGGTGCGCAGGTGCGCACACGCAGCCGTACGACTGCTGGCAGGCGACCAGGATGCGGCGGCTGAACGAACTGGACCCGGTGCGGTGCCCGCGCGGCCAGTACCACGCGTTCGTGGGCGCCGACCCACAGGCCCCGTGCGAGCACCGCTGCGGCACGGTGCTGGGCGACATCATGAACCATCGCAGCACCGTGCCGACGGCGCGGGAATACCTGCGCCAGATCGGCGAGGAGGCCTAGAGGCCTGCGCGCGCCTTGATCATGGTCGCCTTGTGCGTCACGAGGCGCTCGGCGAGCTCCGCGTCGAGAGTGAAGTGCTGGATGGCGCACAGCGCGGTCACCGCAACGTCCGCCAGCTCGCCCAGCAGGTCCTCCATGGTGTGTGTCTTGCCCTTGCGGGGGTTCTGGCCGACCATGCCGATGTAGGCGCCGATAGCCTCGCCGCATTCCTCCGCGAGTTTCATGACGCGCATCGAGTCCTCGTGCTCGTCGTGCGGGTTGCTGCGGTCCAGCCAGGCGTTGATTGCGGCGATGTCCGCGAAGAGGTCCACAGGTTCTCCTTGGGCGCCGTACGCATTATGGGTTTCGGTGTCATCGTGGGCGCTGTGGCAGCGTAGCACGATCTACGTTAGGCTGGGCGCATGCAGAAGCCAGTGAAACCAGCGCCGTCCGCACTCGAACTCGAAGCACGGTTCCAGGCCTTCGTGGATAGGGCCGCAGAAGGGATCGCCCGCGACTTCGCAGCCCTACTGAACAGGGCGTACGAGCTGGGCGTCCAGATCACCCCCAGCGAGGTGGATCCCGAGGGCGGCTACGAACTGACATGGCTGCGCGGCAACCGCTGGCACGTCACCGGAGTCGAGTGGTTCGCGGGGATGAAGCGGTGGGCGGTGGTGGACGGTGACTGAGCCGAACGGGTGCAGGCACTGCGGGGTGCTCAAGCGCAGCCATCCCGGCCTGTGGAGTCAGGGGCTCGGCTGGCACCAGTACGTCGAGCCCACCGACGAGCAGCGGCTGGAGCGAATGAAGGAACGCCGCGCCCACCGGCTCTCACGGCACGAGGGGACGCGCTGGCCCGCGCCCGTGGACGACACGAAGTGCGCGACCTGTGGGTCCGAGGTGCTGGGCACGGACATCCCGAGCGTCGCGATCGTGCAATGGGTGCCGTCCAGCCACGGCAACCTGCTGCTCGCGGTGGTGTGCGCACGGCCGAACTGCCTGGCGCACTGGGCTTCGCGGCGTGCGGCAGCCAAGCCGTGCTAGGGTGGGAGCCGACGCGCCACGGAGGTGTGCGGCGACTCAGGGTAGCTCAGAGGCAGAGCGCTGCTCAGATGAAGCAGAGGTCGGTGACTCGAAATCATCCCCTGGGACTGGTGAGGTGGGCCGAGAAGCTCGGCCTGCCGGAATGCCCGTACGTCATCCGCTGGCGCCTGGAAACGCCGCTCGGCTCGCTGCGCGTCCACCACTGGCTGGGTCCCGACGACGACCGGGCCTTCCATGATCACCCGTGGTGGTTTGTTACGCTAGTGCTGCGCGGGGGGTACGTAGATAAGAACCCTGACGGCGACGAGCACCTGCGGGCGGGCTCAGTGCGGTATCGCCCGGCACTGCACCGCCACACGGTCGTGCCGGACGCGGGCGGGGCGTGGACGGTCCTGGTCACCGGCCGCCCGAGGCGCTCCTGGGGTTTCTGGCTGAACGGGAAGTTCCGCAAGGCCAACAAGTGGTTCTTCGCCTACGGCCACCACCCGTGCGATGATGGGCGGCGTGAACGAACGTAAACTGGTACTCAGTGTCAAGATCAGCGACTGCCGGGTGGACGAGTTCCGCTCCGGCGGTCCCGGCGGCCAGAACCAGAACAAGCGCAACACCGGCATCAGGATCGTGCATGAGCCCTCTGGTGCGGTCGGCGAAAGTCGGGAGGAACGCAGCCAGCTGCAAAACCGGAGGGCCGCGTTCAAGCGGATGGCGGCGCACCCGAAGTTCAAGCTGTGGTTGAACCGCCAACTGCATGAGGGCGGCGAGGGCGCGAACCGGGGATACGCCTGGAAGTTTGAGGGCGGCCGGTGGGTGCGCAACGACAAGCCCGCACAGGCCACAGACATCAAGGTCGAGATACGCCGTAACGGGCAATGGGTGGAAGAGGACTGATGCAGGATCTGAGAGTGCGGCTGGCGAGAGTGCTGCGTGAGCACCAGCCGCCTACACACATTGACCCGCAGGGGTTGCCGCGCGACGAGTTCGACTGCTGCGCGGACGTCATCCTGGAGGAGATCGGCCGCGCGGTGCGCGAACACTGCACCGACGGCAACTGCGTGCGGCGCAGACGGCACAGCGTCGTGTCGGACCGGCACCTGTGGAGACACGGGACGGTCCCCCCGGTAAGCCCGGGAATCCTCGGCTCGACGTGTTTCGCGTGCGGGCAGTACGCGTGGCGACGCATCCACCGGGGGGTGGTGGGCTGATGTTCGGGGAGCTGACCATCTTCGGGAGCGTGCGACCGCCCGGGGGGCGCGAATTCTCGACCATGTTCTGGCCGGACACGACGCTGCGCGTCAACCACAGCCCACGCCTGTATCCCATCGGGAAGGTCGTCACCCTGGTCCACGAGCCGGGCGGCGCGCTGGGGGTCGCGACGGAGATCGTCGTGAGCCGGAACGGCCTGCTCACGCTCATGGTCTGTCCGTCACTGAGCATGGGGGGCGTCGAGCGGGGTGGGCGCATGGAGGTCACCGAGGTCAGCGTCGTCCAGGATCCGGCGAACATGCCGCCGCAGGAGAAGAACCCGTGGAAGGTGGTCGGCGGCAGGCTCCCGCGCGTGATCATGCCCTGGTTCCGGGCGGACGAGTGGCCTGGCGCGCAGTGCATCGAGCTGTTCGAGGTCGGCTGGAGCTTCCACGGAGACCTCTGCGAGGTCGAACCGCAGTACGCGATCGACGACCACACGGCACTCCAGGAGCTGGCGCAGTGGTGATCAGGTACTTCACGGGCGGCAGCCGCAAGCAGGTGCACAACCGCTGGCACCGGATGCGGATGCATGCGATCAGGCTCTGCCTTGACCCGTGCCCGCGCAGGCATGACCCCGGCGACTGGCGAAGCCTCAACTGGGCGCGGGTCGTCGAGGCGCGTACATGCAACCGTTGCTGTCGCATCGTGGAGATGAGAACGCCGCCCGCTGTTTCATGAGGGGCAGTACACCAGGAACCCCGTTCCGGGTTCTCCCCGGACACCATGGCGGACGGCTGGTTTGGGGTACGCTAGTCGATCTGGACGCGCCACACGAGGACCGTGAAGCCCTCTTCGTCTACTTCCTGCACGACCGTCGCCTCGTTGCCCGTGTCATCCATCACCTCGACCATCTGCACGGCGCCGTTCAGGTTCGGCTCAAAGACATGGTTGCCGTTCGGCATCCTGTCCCAGTAGCCCAAAGTACCCGTACGCCAGTTGCGCATCAGTCCTCCTCCACGGCCCAGCCGTCCTCCAGCAGGCGCACGCAGTCCAGGCAGCTGACCGTGTTGTTGTCCACCGCGAGCGGGCCCTCGGCAGAGCCGCACAGGGCGTGGCCGGTGTCGCGGCCGGAGTCGGTGTACGCGGCGGCGCAGATGCGCACCCCGTCGTCGGCCAGCTCCTGCGCCATCACCGCGTCCGCCTCGGCGTCATCCTCGATCGCGGCGGCGAAGGTGCTCCATGGACGCGTGCGGGAGCGTTCACGCTGGAGGGCCTCCAGGCTGCCGGGGTCCTCGAACTGGCCCTTGCCGACCACCGGAGCGTCCGGGAGCTTGATCTTCCGGCGGGGGGCGTTGGCGATCTCCTCGGCGCTGGGCAGGCGTTCGTAGAAGGGGGTCTCGGCGAAGACGGTGCGGCAGCGCACGCACTCGGACTCCTGGCACTGCCTCCAGTAGACGCTGTAGAGGCGCGCCATCGCCAGATCGCGGCGCAGGCTCCCGATCGCGGCAGAGGCCCTGCCGTACGCCTTCCCGGCCTTCTTCAGCTCCGCCTTCAGGCGCGCGATCTCCTGCGCCTCGGCACGGGGCAAAGCCTCGACGATCTGCGCGGCGCGCTCCTCCGGGGTCTGCTCGAACGGGTTCTGCGTGCGCAGGACGGCGGCGACGATCAAGGAGTAACTGGAATGGATCTGTGCCTCGGCCGGAGCGTCGAAGGGGAACTCCGCGAGTAGCTGGGAGAAGTCGGCCTGGATGTGCGCCAGCAGGGTGGAGACGTAGGCGTAGTGCTCGGCGGCCACGGGGTAGTCGTTGATCGCGGCCTGAAGGTGCTGCTCGATCTGCGCGATCTGGGAGCGGGTGAGGCGGCTCACCGGCTCAGGACCGTCAGCTGGAGGGCGGCGCCGACCGCTGCGGCGACGACGGCGACCGCGATGGACGCCATCCACGCGCCGAGGGGAGTGCGGGGAGTTTTCATGGGGAGAGTGTAGCAGATACGTTAAGCCGGTGGGGCCGCCGGGCGCGGTGCGGAGACGGGGCGTGCGTCGGTCTCGCGCAGGGCATCTTGGTGCTGCTGGGTGTCGCCCTTGAAGACGTGCGCGGGGTTGAGGCGGTAGCGGTGCGAATGGCCGTCCCCGTACTCCGCGCGCAGCAGCAGCCCGACATCCACAAGCCTCTTCAGGACGCGGGACATGTAGGGCTGCGTGGTCCCCAGCCGTTCGGCTAGCTTCGTGGCCACGAAGGGGGTCCAGCCGTGCACCTCGCACTTCGCGACGATCAGCCAGAAAGTGCGCCACTCCATCGCGGTGAGGTTCAGGTCCGCCAGCGCCTCCGCGTCCAACTGGCCGACCGTGACGTACTGGCCCATGCGATAACCATACCTTCCCGGCTTCTTCTTCTTGGGCTTCGCCAGTTCGCCGGTGCGTGGGTTGAGGACGACATAGTAGTCCTTCTCGTTGACTTCCGCCATCACCGCTCCGCGCCGCCGTCAACTTACGAGGATTCGTAAACTGGCATACAGTCTAGAGCATGTCTGCGCGAGGGCGGCACCGTGTATACTGGCCTAAACCACCGAGGCCCGCATATACGATCCGTTGCAGTATTTGTTACGCCACGTCGTAACTTACGGTACCGTAAGTTCCCAGGTCAACGGCACGTTCCGGGCAAATTCCTTATATATAAAGAGGGCCCCTGTCCGAGCCGAACCCGAAGGGCCTTTCAGGCGGCTACGTTAAGCGGGCGCGGAGCGCTACCCTGGAGCCATGGAAAACGAGCGGCCCACCTGCCCCTGCCACGGCTGGGACGCCTGCGTCCACAAGATCGGCGGGCGGCTGGCGTTCCGCGACGACCCCGCCGGGGGCATCGACTGGGAACGCAACTGGCAGTGGCACTGCATGGCGCAGCCCTGCGACGACTACTCGCTCGTCATGATCATCCTGGACGAATGGATCGGCCGTGGACCTTGAAGCCCTCGCCCTGCACCTGGACGGCACCGTCGGGATCATGTACCGCGACGGCGGCGAACTAGCCTGCACCTGCGGCTGGCCCGACGCCGAAGGCGAGAACACGCGGCAGCTGTGGGCGAAGGTGGAGACCACCTGGTGCTTGGGGCCCTCGACGCGCAGCGAGGAACCGGAGAGGGACGCGTGAGCAAAGTCAAAGTCACAGGGCACCGCTCCCACTTCACCGCGAACCACAAGCGTTTCGCGTTCACCGTATGGAGCTGGTGGTGCCACCGGTGCGACTACCGGGACGTCCTCGAAGTGCCCGACGGGATGAGCTGGACAGTGCTGCCGGAAGACCGGATACGTTAAACTAAGGACATGCCCACCGTACAATCCCTGTGGTACCCCCGGCGCGACGACGACCAGGAACTCACCGCGTACGACGTCTACCTGCACACCACACACGCCGCCACAGGGGAACTGCTCGCCTCCACCCAGCGCGTCCACGGACACACCTGGACCAGGGGCGTCACCGTGCACGCACACGCCACCGAGGACTCCCCGAAAAGCTTCCAACTCGACGTGACGACCGCCCAAGAAGGCGACACCGAGTACTACACCTGCGAACGCGAAGACGGCAGCATCACCTACCTCGTCGCCGTGGACATCGTCACCGGGATCCGCAGACTGGGGTAGGGGATACGTTAAGCGTGAGAATCTGGGGGAACGACTGCATCTGCGAGGAATGGTTCGCCGAAGGGGAAGCCGACCACCTGCCCGACTGCCCCAAAGCCGCGTGGAAGTGCACCGGGGGGCACGAGAACCGGCCAGCGGCCTACGGAGGGCTGGCGCCCGTAGAATGCACGGTGTGCAGGCGTGCACGCAGGCACAGCACGCCCCAAGGGTGGTAAGCCCTAGCGGCGCCGCAACAACAGCCGACACAGCGGATTGTGCCTCACAGGCTCAACCCTCGCCACCAGCAGCGCCTCCGCCGCATCCGCCCGCGCCTGGTAGTGCTCCGCCATGCGCATCAGCCACTGCGTGCCGTCCGGCAACGCATCCAGGGACACCCGTGCCAGCAGCTCCGGATCCGGGGCGTCGGGCATCCGGTTGCGGATGGCGTACGCGAGGCGGGTGATGAGCTCGCTGCGGATCTGGGAGTCGGGCACGGGGGAAGTGTAACACGGATACGTTAAGCTGAAGGGCGGATGGGGGAACCACGTAGAACGGGGGGACGCCGCGCGGTGCCCACATCAGCCCCTTGAGGTTGAGTTATCATCCCCTTGACGTGCGCGAACTCACAGGTTGACACACGCACGGGCACATGCAGGTGAGAGCCGGTGCCACCCCCGCATGCCCACACGTGAACGTGCACGCACCTAGGCGGCATGCCCATGCATGGATGTACGTAGGACCCCCGTGTGCCTGTCCCATGGGGGCCTATGTGTGTACACCCACAGTGCACACACCCGTACGTACACAGGTGGCCCTACTGTGGTACCCCAGTGTGTATGCATGCCTATATGTAGGCCCCCTACTGGGGTACACCAGTGGCCCCACCTGCATGTATGTGCCCAAGTGGAGTACCTCAATACTGGAATACTCCAGTGGGGTGGGGGGTGTTTCCACTGGAGTGTGCCAGTGGAGTAGCCCAGTGGAGTGCGATTCCTGGCCCTGTAGGGCACCGTGGAGCGCCGTACACCCGTGCCTCGGTACACAGCGCCTACTGGGGTGTGCCAGTGGCACAGCGGCCCGTAGGGGGCTTCCACTGGAGTGCGCCAGTCGCACATGTGAGCGAATCATGGAACGTGATGCCCGTATTGCGCCCTATGTGGGCATTCCATCTCATGCATAATCACTCTTATGCAGCACAAGCGCAGGGAGGGCCCTTGGGGGGCGCCTACTGGAGTACCCCAGTCTCGCGTGCCTGCGTTCGTACGCGCGGAACGCAGGCACGCGTACGCGGTACTGAGGGGATGCCCGCCACCGGCCTACTCCAGTCGCTCACGCCTCCGTTGCTTACCCGCCGGTGAGCGAAGGTGACTTTGCGCAGGTCGTGACGTCGCGCCCCCCGTCGGCGCATGTAGTTGAACCCTGATTCGCGCCCGCAATGCCCGGAATAGACGTACTTCCCAGTGAGTCAACACACTGCCAAACAGGCCTTTATGTAGTGCCACCTGCATAAACGTGCGACTATGACCACCCCTCGATCGGCTCTCCCCCGTTCGCTCCGACGGCCGGTTTGGGTCCTAGGACGTCCGAATATCCGCTGAACGTATACGTATACGTTCCGTCTGCTTGTTTCCATTTCAGGCTATAACGCCCTAGTTGTAACCATTGCCCGGCTTGTGCTCGGTCGCCTGGGGGTGCGTAGTACCGGGTGTTGGGTGGTTTCCCGGGCACGGTGTGTTGGGTGCCGTGGGCGGGTCCGCCGTTGTAGGTGAGGGTGGCCATTCAGCTCCCTATTTCGGTGCCTTTTCCGTGTGTTGTGCGGCAGTTGGGGCAGTTCAGCGGGTGTAGTTTGATCATGAATGGCTGTTGGCATTCGTCGCAGTAGACGATGCCGTGGGCTTGTGCCCATGATCCTGCGGTGAGGGTGCGTAGTCCTGCTACGGCCCATGCCAATGCGTCTAGGCGGTCGGGGCTTTTCGAGCTGTCGGGGTGCCAGACGATCATCTGTTCTTCAAGATCGAGGTACCGTCCGACGTGGTGCATGCGGCCTTGTTCGTAGAGCGCCGCTACCGGTTCGGCGCGCAGCAGTTTGCCTCTGGTCGCCCTCACGGCCTGGTAGGGCACGGAGGAATCGACGACGCGCAGCAGGGTGCCGATGTAGTCGCCGCCGTTGTTGACTTCGGCGAGCACCCTATCCGCTTGGTGTTCGTGGTAGGCCCAGACGACTTTCTCCATGACTTCTTGGGGTGAGCCGACCATGGAGTAGTCGGCGAGTACGTAGCCGTGGCCTTGGTGTTCTCCGACGACGACGATTCCCGATTCGTCGCTGGTTTCGCTGCCGGTGACGGCGGGGTCTACGGCGACGACGATGCGGCTCAGTTCGGGGTGTTCGTCTACGCGTCCGCGTTCGATCATCTCCAGGGTCCACAGTGCGCCGTCTACATCTTCGAGGAGTTCTCCTTCGAGTTCTTGCCGCTCTAGCCGGGTGCCTTTCGCGGCGGCGACGACGGAGGCCATGAACGCGGGGCTCAGGTTGGCGGCGTTGTCTACGGTGCGCAGGACTTGCACGTGTACGGCGGGGTCGAGCATGAGCCGTTTGATCAGTTCGCGGGCTTTGCGGCTCGATTTGGGTGTGCCGGTGACGATGCGGATCGCGTCGCCCATGCGTACCGCGTATTGGATGGATTCGTCCCAGGCGGTCTGCCATTTGTCCCAGAGGCCGATTTCGTCGGCCCATACGCCTTTGAGGTTCTTGCCCTGGATCCTCAGCGCTCCGTCGTCGGCGGAGGCGAACCGGATGAGGTGTCCGTTGCGCATGCGTAGTTCGCCCATGGTGCGGTTCCAGTACCGTACGAGGGGCGAGTCGTGCTGTTTGACCTGCACGGCGTTGGTTCCCAGTGCCGCGAGGATGCCGCTGGGGCCTTCGCAGCAGGTGGCCCACGCATCTTCGTACGTCGGTGCGACGACCGCCCATTCTCCCGGTTCGGGGTCGGCTAGGACGCGCTCCAGGAGGATATGGCCTCCGGACCATGTTTTGCCGCTTCCGCGTCCGCCGCGCAGGTAGAGGGTGACCCACGGGCCGCGCGGGGGTAGCTGGTCGGTGCGGGCGGCTTGACGCCATTGGGCGAATTTAAGCGTCGCGAGGAGTTTCTTCTTCTCTTCCGGTGACCATTCCTGCCAGGATTCCGGCAATTTCGGCGTCAACGCCCACCGCCTTGATTTCGACTTGCGTTTTGACGGGGTTGTCGATTCCGAGGAGTTTCGCTCTGCGTTCGGCGATGCGCAGGAGCCGGTCTACGCATTGGAAGACGGGGCCCGGATCCTCTGCCGGTTTCCCGGTGGCGGGGTCGATGATGATGCGGCCTTGCTGCGCAAGGATATGGGGTTTGCGCATCACGTTGATGATGACGCGTTCCATGGCGTCGAGTTTGTCGGCTTCCAAAGAGCGCAGCGCGGAGACGGCGTCGCCCATTTCCCGGACGCGGTCGCTGAGTACTTTGTAGATGTCGGCCGCTGCGACGGCGGGGGTGGAGTAGCCGCATTCTTCGGCGATTTTCTCCCAGGGGATGCCGACGCGGCGCATCTCGATGGCTTTGTGGCGCCGCTCGACCTGTGTCATGGCTTTGGCGTCGGCGGGTAGTGCTGCCATTTCTTCCCTTCCACCTGCACGGTTGACGCATCACGCGCCGAGTACTAGTCTCGCCCTTGTTCCGCTTCCGACCGAAAGGCTGATCATGGCAAGCGACATCGCGCACCGCTACGGCGGCCCGTGCAAGCACTGCGGACAGCCTGCGTACGACTACAACGTGCCCGTGTGCTTGAACTGCCGCCGCACGGCCGAGCGCAACGGCACCGACGCTCTCTCCCGGCTTTACACGCCCGGCAAAGCCGCCGTGCTGGCCGAACTGCGCACGGCGCACGTCGCGGCTTACGATGCGTCTCACGCGGCTTACGTGGCAGCGCAGGACGCGCAGGACGCGGCGAACGCTTTCCCGCACGACGAGATCTTGGAAGACACGGCCGCTCACCTGTGGGCCGAGTACTTCCGCTTGCTTGACGTCCGGCTCGCCGCCGAGCGCGCTGCGCTGGACGCCTCGGATGCCGCTACGCCGATCGTCCTTGACGTTCGGGGTTCCGGCTCCGGCCCGTGGATGTCCTACCGTGTCCGGTTCGCCACGCAAGACCAGGTGCTCGCGTACATGGATGCCCACCCGGGGCGCTACTTCGCCGAGGTGGAATCGGAGCCGGTTCCGGACGCCTGCGGGCGGCTGGTCAAGCGGCTGTATCCGCAGTGCGAGCACGGCATGTCGCTTGCGCTGTGCATGGGCCCCGCGCACTACGCCACGGATGAGGAGATTCGGCAGGGCTGGTGAGCTTGACGCATCACACGTACCGCGCTAGCGTATCCCCCGCACCCCCGACCGAGAGGACCGACCATGAACGACGCATACGGGCCCACCGTGGACTATGTCGCCATCCTGATGCCGTCCAACGCCCCCGTGCGGCACATCCCGTTCGAAGCGGCCGATGACGCCGAAGCGCTGCGCGAGGTGCGGCGTCTGGCCGCGAGCCTCGGGATGGCGCGTTTCGACGTGCACCGCGTGCGCCCGCAGTCCGAGATCGACGCGGACGTGGCGGCGCGCCTGCCCCGCATCGCGCTCACCGTTCCCGTCCGGTAGCACCCGGCCGCGCGTGCGCTCGCGGATCGGCGCGCGGCTACTCGGCAACACCCCTCTACCGGAAGGTTTGGATCATGGTCGCCGCAGTCGTCCAGATGGTTGAAATGATGTTGGTCGCCGTGCTGTTCCTGTGCACCGGCGTGGCGCTGGTCGCCGCAATGGCCGTGCTCGCTCAGGCCGACGTGTGGGCCGGTGTGATCTTCGGTATGGCGCTGTTCGCGTTCGCCGCGTCCCTGGTCGCCATCGTTCAAGGCTCGCGCTCACGGGTGTAGGCGTCCATCTCTGATCGCCAGAGCGCGCGGTCCGTCTCGCACGGGCCGCAGCGTCCGGTACTCAGCCGGTCCCTACCGATCCTGGAGGTTTCCCCATGCCGAGCGACGAGATGATCCTGAACGACGCCGCGACCACGGCGACCGCGCACAGCGCCGTGTGGCGCCCGTCCGCCGAGCCCAGGCACCGTGCGGCGCGCGACTACCGCAAGGCCGTCACGGTGGCGCTGTGGGCCGCGCTGGCGGTCGCTCTGGCCGTGGTCGCCCTGTCGGTGCACCGCTACGGCTACGGCTCCGCCTTGAACGGCGGCTACTTCTGGCACACCCCGCTCACGCCGGAGAACTGGACGTTCGGCTACGAGGTGTACGGCACCCCCGGATGGTTCACCGGCTCCAACTGACGCTTGACGCATCACACACCTGGTACTAACGTAGCGCTCACGCACCGCTCACACGGAAGGCAACGATCATGGCCCAGATGAGGATCCTCGCGGAACTCGGCATCGCACACCAGGCGAGCCTGTCCCCCAACGGCGGATACGTGCTCGCGTTCCCCAACACGGTGGTCAGCGGGCAGGCGCACATGCTGCTCGCCTCCGCCGGGTACCAGGTGAACGCGGTCGGCGGGCGCGGACTGTTCGCCGTGGCCCCGCCGCGCCCGACGTTCAATCAGCGCCACGCGGTCGCAGCGAAGCGGCTGAAAGTCTCGCTGCTGTTCCTGATCCTCCCCGCGTTCTACTTCTCCGTGCCCGTGTACCTGTTCCTGGGCGTGCGCTGGTACCGCCGCCTGCCGGTGGCGAGCCGCCCGAGCATGCCGCGCCTGCGGATGCCCGCCCGCCGCCCGTCCCACGCCCGCTACATCTAAGGACACAGCCATGCCGAGCAAGATCGCCGAAGGCCGCGCGCTGTTCGACGCGTGGGCCGTGGCCTACCGCACGCAACAGCGCATGAGCGACACCGCGCAATGGGCCCGGTTCGACCGCGCCGAGCAAACCGCGTGGGACACCCTGATTGACACGGTGGAACGCGACCACACCCCCGAGACGTGTGCGTGCCTGGCCTGCCGGGCATGGCGCGCGGACGCTCCCGCATCGCTGATCGAAAGGCCGTGACCATGGCCCAGGCCTACCCTGCCGACACCCCCGACGAATTCCGTTCCCGCATGCTCGCGCTGGGCTACGCGTCCGGACGGCGCGACGCGATGCCGGAGCTGACGCGTATGGACGCGCCGGTGCCCACCGAGTTCGCGCAGTCCTACGTGGACGCGGTCACGGCGTACTACGCAGGCGACCTGCGTACCCGCCCGACCCTGTCGGACGCGTGGGAGACGTACCGCGAGACCGGGCGGGTGTCCTGATGCCCAACCCGCGCGGACCTGTGATCAAAGGGGGCGGCGGCGGTTACTGCCACGCGCCGTGCCCGCACGCGCCGCTCACCGGCGCGGACTGGCTCTATCTGCTCTGCGTCGGCGCGGGCGTCCTGGTCGCGGCGCTCACCGTGCTCGCCGTGGTCGCGCTCGGCTGGGCCATGGGAGAGCACGACTCCCAGGGTTGACGCATCACATCCCGGGGACTAACGTATCCCCCACGCACCGACCCACCGAGGAGACGGCCATGGCGAAGATCACCGCACCCCAGCTCAAAGTCCTGATGACGCTCGCGCGCGCCGAGGCCGCAGACGAATGGGTCAAGGCCGCCGACATCCGGTTCGCCACCTTCACGGCGCTGCTGGACCGTGGCCTGATCGATCGCAGCCTGACCACCGGCCGGGTGTGGGTGGACCGGGCCGAGGCGTCCGCCGCGCTATGGGCCGAGCACGGCGCGGCGGATGACAAGCGCTACCTCCACCAGTCGCGGTGCAAGGGGTTCGACTCCGGCAACGACTGCGCCACCTGCGACCGGTTGTTCAACGCCATGGGCGACGCGTACGACACGGCGGAGGCCTTCGAGAACGCGTTCAAGCCGTTCACCGCGCAGTACCGGACGGCCGGAGGCGAGTGGCGCACGTTCCGCAGCGAGGGTCGCAACGACATGCATTTCGCCCGCCGTGCGGACGCTGAGGAGTGGGTTTCCCGCCGCTCGCGTACCTTCCCCGTCACCCGGATCATGCGTGACGGCCTGTGGATCGATGAGACTGCGGCCGACGCGGTCGCGGACGCGTACGAGGCTCACCAGGCCGAGATGGCGGCGCAGGACGCGGACGTTGCCGCCGGTGCCCTCACGGACGCCACGGTGGCCGCACACGGCACGGCGAACCCCGTCACCTTCGACGCAGACGACGGTTTGGACGGCTTGCGCAACCTGCTGACCTACTGATCGCCAGACGGGGGAGTGCGGCTAGCCCGTGCTCTACCCGCCGGTACTCAGCCGGACAACACCCTTAAATCCTGGAGATGATGATCATGAGCTCGACCAAACTGTCCCCCGTCCAGGCCTCCGCGCTCGCGGCCGTCCGGACCGTCAAGGTCTACGTGGACAACGCGGGACGCGTGTACGGCGCGCAGGTCACCGCGCAGACCTTCCGGTCCCTGCTGGCGCGCGGCGTCGTGCGGGTCAACGGCGCGTCCCGTACCCGGCTGTCCAACGGCCGCGCCGGTCGGCGCGTCGTGCTGACGATCGCCGGTCGCTCCGCGCTCGGAGCCTGACCGTGAGCAAGCCGCGTGAACTGTGGACTTACGGCGAGTTGCTCGCCCTGCCCGAGGGGACGCACGTGTGCGCCTATGACGGCGCCGTGTGGCGTCGCGAGTCGTGCGACGGCGTGCCCGTACTGCAAAGCGCTGCGAGTGCCGAGCGGGACACGGTGGTCCTGTCTAGTCTGCGGGTGGGAACCGCGCCGTTCGCGCCGTACCTCGCGATCGCGTCGCCCGAATGGCCGGAGCCGGTCCGTACGCCCCTGCCGGGCGAATCATGGAAGCGCGCGGGACATACGACGCGTGTGCGGGTGGACGCGCTCTATCTGGACGGTACGGGCATCCCGTGTGTGGCCTACAGCGTGACGTTCAACGAATTCGGTTCCTGCGACCGTGGCGCACGCACCGTGGAAGAGTTCACCACCCTCTATGTCCGGCGGGAGGGCTGAGCATGTACCGGAAGATCTGGACGGCCGTGCTCGCGGCGAGCGGCATGGGGTGGGATTCGCGGGACCGTACGTACTACGTGAATCTGGATCTCACCGTGACCGGGCAACCGGAGCCGAATGCGGGGCGGCGGATTCACGCGCAGTTCACCCCCGCGCAGGCGCGCTCTCTCGCGGACTCGCTCAATGAGTACGCGGCCCGTGTCGAAACCTACGGGGGTGGGTCGTGAGCGACACTCCGCAAGATCGCGCGCGGGTACGTCTGGCGAACGGCGTATGCGAGATCGAACGGGCGCTACGGGACTGGCAGTCTCAGGCCTCTGACGCTATCGGCGCGTGGGACGGGGAAGGGTTCGGGCCGTCGTTCTACGCGGAAGGCATTGTATGCGAGATAGCCGAACGGACGGACGCGATCACCGGCGACACGGAGAGGATGCTCCGCAATGGCTGACAACACGTTGGCTTACTGGGCCGTTCTGTTCCTCCGGGGAACCGAGGGTTCCGGAACGGTCACCGTGACCGATGGCGACCGCGCTCCGCACACCGAGGAAACCGTACGCAAGATCATCGAAATCCGGTACGGCGCCGTGGACAGGTTGGGTGCCGTGGGCCCGTTCAACACGTCAGAGCTGGCTCACAAGTACCTGGCGGACGCCACGGCCACGCCGTTCGGGCTGAACTACTGGCTCGACCGGTGTAGTTGACGCATCGCACATCCGGTACTAGCGTACGTACAGCACACCGACACGAAAGAGGTAACGATCATGGTTCGCAGGAATGGCAACGCCCTCACCGGCGGCAACGCGCCGCGCCGCAGCAGCGCCCCGACCCGCACCTTCCGGCAGGCGTGGCAGGACACCGTGTCCGCCGTGGCCGGGAGCGCGTGGGAGACCAGCGCGCAGGTGGCGGCGCAACTGGCGGACGGCGCGGGTATCACCCAGCGCACCGAGCGCTGGTATGAGACGGCGCTCGACAAGTACCGCGCGCTGACCGCCCCCGCGCATCTCTCCCGCTAGGTCGAAACGGGGGAGTGATCCCCCGTCCGTCCGTGGGTGATTCCCACGGCGCTGAACGAGACAACTCAGGGAGTTGACACCATGTACCAATTGCACGCGTTCAACGCGCGCGGCGAGCAACTGCATGACTACAGCATGCTGGGCGGCGGTTACAGCGTCCGCTTCGCCATCTCGGACGATTACGGCGTCATCACGTGGAGCATGGGCGCCACGGCCGGTATCAGGTCCGGCTACGTCGAGCATGGCGGGTGGGTTCGTAACCGCATCGCCTATTTCAAGATCTTGGACGGCCCGTACTTGCTCGCTCGGGCCGACCGGGTCACCGTCAACGGCCGCACCGGGATCGATATCCGGCCGGTGGTCGGTACGGGGGAGTCTGCCCGCGAGGGTGACGGCCGCTACTCGATCGAGTCCGTGAACGGTGGAGGTTGCGCCGCTTTCTTCAACGGCGCGCTGATCGGTGCTGCGGCCGTGGCGCGCGACGCTTACGCCATGGCCCGCGAGCACTATGCGCAGCGTCACCTGTCGCCCGATCAGGCGGCGTCCGAGGCGTACCGGGCGATGATGGGTGACCCGTTCGGCCCGGCCGACCCGCACATGCCCCAGGGCGAGCCGCAGAGCGACGCTGCGGCCCATTCCGAGGTACCGGCGGGCAACGCCGCCCCCGCACCGGCTCCGGCCGTCACGGACGATTTCACGCCCAATCCCTACTGGGGCGACGTCGATACCCGCGTGGTCAAGGTCTCCAACGGAGTGACGGCCGGTTGCGCTGTCTACCGCGCGTCGGACGGTACGCAAGTCGATTTCGTCGAATGGGAAGACGGTCTGTCGCTCTACGCGGCTGGATACCGTCCCGAGACGTGCGCGAACGGCGGAACGGGCATCATCGTCACAGATAACGAGTGGCGGAAGCTGGCGGACGCGATGCAGTGGCCTGCGACCTCCGAGAAGTTCAGCAACGGCCTGGCCGAGCGGCTGCACGACTCCGATTTCCCGGATGACACCATGGGCGACACGGACGGTTTCGGGCACTACTCGCTGTTCCGTGCCGAGTGCGCCGTTCTGGCCACGGACAGCCTGGGTTTCGTGACCGTGGACCAGTACGGGACCGAAGCGGCGGCGCAATTCGCGTGGGACGCTCTCACCGCGCGATATGAGCGGTTCTGCCTCGCGGGTTTGGAGGATGCACTCCCCACGAGTGACTGCGAAGAGATCTTCTTGATCTTCGACACAGCGCGGCACGTGAACGCGACCCCCGACCGGGACGAAATCGGAGAGCACGTGCAGCAGTGCCGTATCTGCCTGCCGTACCGGTCCGCGCTCGACGAGTTCTGAGCCGATTCGGCGGAGCCGGGCCCCGTACCCGGCTCCGGCCGTGCCCGCTCAGGGCTCTGACACAGGAGATGATCATGGACATGCACACCGAGGGATACCAAGCGCTGCGCGCAGACTTCGACATGGCGTTCGACCCCGCCGACACGTGGGGGTCCGTCATGGGATGGCAGTTCGGCGTGGCGGACGTGCTCTGGCACGCCGACCCGGACATGGTCCCGGACGCGTGGCAGTTCCGCCACGGCGCGGGATGTGACGGGAACAGCGCTGACTACCCGGACAGCGACATTCAGGACATGCTGGATGACGGCACGGTCACCGTGGAAGATCTCGCGGCGTTCGGCACCGTGCTTGACCGGTACGCGGACAGGCTCCGCGCCAACGGAAAGGACTACTGACCGTGACCAGCGAATACGTGGGTCCGCCGTGGCCGGATGGCGCGCCAGAGCCGGAGCCGACTTCTCACTTCACGTGCGCCGAGTGCCGCATGCAGAACCTTCCCAACACTCGTAAGTACCGAGTACCCGGCGGGTACGTCTGCGAACTGTGCGCGGAGTCGTACAACGAAAGCGGGGACGGGACGGCCGACGTTGATATCTGGGACCTTCCGGCGAACGTGCAGCCACTTGCGACCACGCTCATGCTGGCCAGCGCGCAGGACAACCTGTCCATAGCGACCAGCCTCATGGAGGACTACCGGGCCCGCGCGCTGCGCGCGGAAGCGACGCTCAGCCTGATCCGCGATGAGATCTCAGGACTCTGCAATGGCCCGTATACGCCGAATCCGCAGCGCATCCGGGAAGCGCTGTACCCGACAGACTACATGATCAACCTACGCATGGAAGGCAACGACAATGACTGAGATCATTCTGGACTGCGGGCACGCTCCGACTCTCAACGCGGGAATCGGCACCGGCTACGGCACGTGGGAGGCCACGGGCGAGCGGCTCTGCTACGCCTGTTGCGACGCGCGGGAACTCGCGCACGTGCTCAGCCCCGAAACCACCGTGTTCGGCGGTTACGTTCAGCACGGCCGGATCACGACGTGGACCGGCGGACCTCTGGCCACCGTGACGGACACCGCGACCAGCCGGAAGCGTTACAGCACGTACGGCCTGCCGCTTCACCTCACCAGCGTCTACGCGGTCACTCCGGACGGACGGCGCTGGTACGGCCGGTATCAAGCGGACAACGGTGATCTGGTCAGGCTGCGCCTGCGCAAGCGGAGTTGACGCATAACGCGCAGGCGACTAACGTAGCCCGTGTCAGTCCGCTACCCGAAAGGAACGATCATGACCGTCCGACTCAACGCCGAGCAAGTCGAGGCCACACGCGAGAAGTTCGCCAAGATCAACGCGCGGGCCGAAAAGCGCGGTCTGGCCGGTCGGCTCGTCCTGACGGCGGAGCCGGTGCATGTGGTCGAGACCAACGCGCTCGGCTTCACCGTGGAGTACGACGCTTTCGACTGCCTGATCACGGGCGACGCGCCCAAGTACGGCGAGTGGACGTTCCTCGCGCGGCTCGACTGGGACGCCAGCGCCGGACTGATCGTCAACTCGGCGCCCGGTATCGACCGCGTGGACCGCAGCACCCTGCGTGAGGGATGGTGCGACCACTGCAAGACGGCGCGCGTGCGCAACAACACGTACCTGGTACGCAGCGATGTCACCGGCCGTCAGTTGCAGGTGGGCGGCACGTGCCTTAAGGACTTCCTGGGCTGGTCGGCTTCCATCGCGTGGCTGGACGCCCCGGAAGAGTCCGAACTGGGCGATTGGTGCGGAGCCGGTGGCGTTTTCGAGTACAGCGCCGAAACCGTGCTCGCGGTCGCGTGGGCCGTCGTCAAGGCGTACGGTTTCCGGCCTAGCCGCATGATCGATTCGACGGCGCAGAACGTGCGTACGGCGCTCTACCCGGGCCGCGACAAGTGGACCCGCGAGTTTGCCGCGATGATCCGGCCGCTTGCTGCGGAGGCCACGGAGCGCGCACGGGAATTGCAGGCGTTCCTGCTCTCTGACGCGTTTGGCGGCGATTCGGATTACGTGCTCAACCTGAAGTCGCTTGCCGGTGCGCAAGCCGTCAACCCCCGCTATATCGGCATCCTGGCGTCCGCGCCCCAGGCGTGGGCCCGCAGCCAAGAGCGTGACTTGGTTCGCCGCGCCGAGCGGTCGCGGCCATCCGAGTGGATCGGCGCGGAAAAGGACAAGATCACCTTCACGGGCGTGATTGAGTCGCTCCGGTGGATCTCCACCGACTTTGGCAGCACGGCGCTCTACATGCTGCGCAACGCGGAGACCGGCAACATCGTGAAGTGGTTTGCGTCGCGTCCCGCGCTCGGCGAAGAGACGGGCGTCATGGTGACGATCACGGGCACCGTGAAGAAGCTTGACGAGTACAACGGCGTCAAGGCCACCGTCCTGACCCGCTGCAAGCTCTCCTGAACGTCGAAACCGGCTCCGGCCGGTCTGACCGTGCGTGGCGCGCACGGCGCTGAATGAGACAAGCCGAGGAGATGATGACGATGACGGCGGAACTGAACGAGACCGATTACTGCGCCTACATGCCGCATCTAAGCAGCATGGCCGTATCCGATTGCCTGGATATGGCATTCGCTGGCGACATGCATTTCGTCGTGCTGCGTAGCGACAGCACCGAAAACCGCCGCGTCCGCGCAGCCGAAGTATCCGCGTTGAAGCGCGCGATAGAGCGTACCTACGGTGTGGCCCTGGAAAGGGCGAACACGTCTTACAGCGAGACGTACGGCTTTCTGAGCCGCACCGAGTGCAGATACCGCGTCGCTCAATCGACGGTCGAGCTCTGGGAATTCAGTAACGAGCCAGGGTTCAACGTCGGCAACAGAGGTGGGGTCGTTGGCGTCGTACGATGCCGGACGTTTACCGACCGCAAGCTCATTGCCAGCGTCAAGAGCCGCGCGGCCGAGCGTCAGCACTACGTACAGACCAGGGATGTCAAGTAAACCGAACGGTTCGCGTGACGCGCGGTTACGGCCGTGGGTCGCGCTCTCCGGTCGGGCAAGCCGAACGGCGAACAGAGGAGAAACGATCATGTACGCAAGCGTGAACGTAGACGGTACCAGCGTCGAGCACGACGACTCCCCGGAAGCGCCGGAGTACGTCACCGTGGAATTCGACACGGACGACACCTACCGGTCCCAGTGCGTGCACTGCCGTGAGAACGTGGACGAAGACGGCACGGCTGAGGACGGCTCCGAGGTGTGCGACAGCCGGTGCGGCGAGTGCGGCCGTCCGCTGGACGACTACGCGGACGGCAGCGACCCGGACGGCGAAGAGTGCGACGGGGTCCACCTGTGCGCCGATGACTGCCCGAACGCCGCGAACGAGTGCGACAGCTTGCAGTGCCACGGCATCGTGCCCGTCAAGCCCGTGCACGTCCCAGAGTCCACGCCCCTATCGTGGGTCAACAGCGCCGGTATCCACCTCGACGCGGAGTCGGACGCGGTCACCGTTTCAATCAGCGTGGGCGACCCGCGCGGCGCGTTCGCGTTCACCGTGCGGCAGATCGAGCCGGAGGACGGAGGCGACCCGTACCTGATCATGCACACGCCCTATCCCGGCATGGGGTGGGCCCACATGCCGCTCACGGAGATGCACCCGGGCACGTACCGCGTGATGGACTACGGGTGGACTCCGCCGGAGCCGGAGCCGCTCCCCGTGCCCGCGTGGCACAAGCGGCTCGCGGCGCGCTTCCGGGCCGCGTGGGTCGCGTTCCGCCAGTAGTCCGGCGGGTTTGCTGCGGCGCGCTCCACGGAGCGCGTTGCGGCATGTCCGCCGGACCCGAACCGAACGGAAGGGGAGTGTATGGCCGTACCCCCGCGCATGACGCGTCAGCAAGCATTAGAGCAACTCGCCGCTCTCAAGGCGCATCTCGCCGAGTCTCGCAGACACTATGTCGAGCACACCGAGATGTGCGCTATATGCGTGTTCGATACAGGACCATGGTGCAAGGCCGGGTTGTTCCGGCATGCCACTTGGTGCCGTGAAGCAGGCGAGTTGCGTGCGTTCGTGCGCCTGCTCGCCCGGAGGCTTGACTAACGTAGCGCCGTAGGGACGTCCCTACGGCGCTACCGGGCGTCCCCCGGTAAGGTGATGCCCAACCGGCCGTCAACAGCGCTCTGTGGCGCTGTGCGAGCCGTCAACCAACCGTCCAACGGAAGGGGAGTCCCACGCCGATCGAACTCATGCCGCGCGAACGCGCACGCGTCTACCCGTTCGGGGTCCTGTGGTTCTGGAAATGCTCCGCTCCGCGCCCCCACGGGGGACGCTCCCGCTCGCTCTCCGGCGCCTATGACGCTGCCGTGGCGCACTTGTGCGCCGAGCACGGTCCACGGCTCACGGTACGCAAGACGCGTCGCGGCGGGCAGGCCCGCTGGTTCCTCATGCTCGAATCACGCACCGCGCATCCACTCGGTTACATAGACCGCGTGGCGCAGGTGGGCTACCGGCCGAGCGCGTGGATGTACGACACTGAACCGCGCCGCCTGGATGTACTGCCGTTGACGCACAGCCATGCTGCTGCGGCGTCGAGCATCCTACGTGTCAACGGGTTGATGATCGGACATGGATGGGCGTGGGACGGCACCGGCCGACAGCCCGTGACGATCATGGAGGGGCGGCCGGGAGGGACGGGGGCCGGAGCGAATAATATGGGCACATTGCATGAAGGAGCCCAGAAGGAGCCTCAATCAAATGATACGCACACATTCTGAAGGAGCCTGAAGGAGCCCCGACTGAATTGAATCAAGGAATTACTGAAGGAGCCTCGAATGAAATGGGCGAACGCGCGCGAAGGAGCCTTGAACGACTTAGGCCGACGAGCTTTAAGGAGCTGCCCGGGAAGGAGGGTGACCGTCAGAATCCGTGGCAGCTCGCGCACAGTTCCACAAGCATGTCGAACAGCGCCTGCAAACCCTCAAGCATCAGAACCCTCCTTCCGTGCGGTTTCGAAGTTGCCCTCCCAGACCACGCGGTCCATGAACGTACCAAGGCGCTTGCGCTTCTCAGTGCGCGCCGCCAGGACGGCACCCAAGCCTGTGAGCCGCGCAAGCGCGAAGACCACCTCAAGTACGTCAGCCAGCTCCTCCGCCTCGCCCTCCGGCCCGGCGTCCAGAAACTCCCCGACTTCCTCCAGCAGCTTCTCACGCAGGAGCTTGACGTACTCCTCGGTGTCGGCGGTACGGGTGATCGGAATCTGGCCGTTGGCCCTGATCGCGTCAGGCACGCCGTCTCGCACCAGTTTGGTCGGCGACGAAGGAGGGTCCCGGTGGACGGCGAGCTCGTGCTGGACGATCAAGCCGATCATCTCGCTGACGGGAACCGGCTCGACTTCCGACCAAAAGCCCAGCTCGTTGCCCTCGGTGTAGCAGTCCTCGCACCACAGGCGCAGGAATTCATCCCACGCGAATACGCGGTAGCGGGCCCAAGACGGCATTACTCCACCGCACCTGGAGGGGTCTCGTCCAGCATCAAGCCCGTGAGGATCTCCGCGCGCGTCGGCGCGGAACCTTTGAGTTTGGCCAGCGCAATTCGCATACCCTCAGCCTCGCGGATCCATCGCAGCGCCGCGTCATGCACGACGTCGCCGGTATAGGCCTTGTTGTCCCACTCCTTGATCTCTCTCATCTCCGCCCGCGTGAAGCCGCACCAGAAACCGATCTTCGGCTCGCCGCGCGGCGCCTCGATCTGTACCGACCCGCTCTCGGTGAGCTCCACGTCCATCTCCTCGGCGGTCATGGCGTCGTAGTAGTCGGCCATGAAGCGCGCCGCCGCGTCCCCCAGTTCGCTCAGGCAGCGCACCGCGACGAGCCAGTGGGCCGAGCCGTCGCGCACCGGTTGAAGGGCGGCGAGGGCCTGGAGGGCGGCGTTGCCCAGCTCCAGTTTGCGGCGCTCCTGCTCGTCCTGCGGCATCATTCGGCGTCTCCCAGGTAGAGGCCTGGGCTGCTGCCTGGGCCTGCACTCAGAGTGACGCGGTAGGGGGCGTAAGGGTTGGAAACCCATGGGGATGCCGGGTACTGCCACTGCGGGAACACCACCACGGGTGGGCAGATGTGCGGCACCTGCACCGGCGAGACGTTGATCGTGCGCAGCGGCACGACCTCCACTGAGGCTCCAGTATGGAAGGGGGCGAGCAGCTGCTCGATGGTGGAGCGTGCCCCCTCGGCCTCGCCCGCAGTGGTGTACGGCCCGTAGACCTGGAGGGCTACCTCGCCCTCGCCCATTACCATAACGACGTGCACGGAAGCTCCTCGCGGTGCCGCGTGTTCAGCGGGTGACGTTAGTCCTCTGGGCACCGAAAGCTTAACGTATCATTCCCTGCCGAGGTCCGTCCACCATCCCGTTGCCGGAACCGGGATAACGTCCGAAGGAACACCCCAGAACGGGCGCTCCTCAGGTGGGGGAACCGTATCGTCGTACAACCGGCGCGGCCTGTACCGCTTAGGCGGACCGTTCAGGTGCCGCTGCCGTGTGTAGCCGTAGTCGGCCATCGCCTTCGTGCACACACCACACCGGCAACCGTGCACGTAAGCGGCCCAGTTGTGCTTCTCGGGCCCCGACGGCCTAGCGTTCTTGCAGAACAAACAGATCACGCGCCACGCGACGTCCGCAGACTTGCTCCCCGGCTTACTCCAATGCACATGGGCGCCGTCGGGAGCGCGGCCCTGGAGCACGAGCTTCTCGGTCTTGCCGCACAGGTGGCACGCCGCGCCGAGTTCCTCGATCTTCTTGAGATGTGAGGGGGCCACAACCGCCCCCTTTCATGCTCCCCGCCCTGGTATCGATCCAGGTACTTCTCGATTAACAGTCGAGCGTTCTGCCATTGAACTAGCGGGGACCGCGCGGAGAGTGCAGGGGTCGAACCTGCTCCAGGTTTCCCTGCCGTCCGCTTTCAAGGCGGCGCCGTTACCGTTCCGGCAACTCTCCAAACCAGCAGCAGAACGATTTTGGGATACGCGTTGACCTCGGCTGCTGGTAGCGGAAGGTAGCGGACTCGAACCGCTAACGGCTTTCACCGCCACGCCTTTCGAAGACGCTTGACGCACCAGTGTCGGACCTTCCGTGGCGACGGTGGGATTTGAACCCACGGCCTCTTCCTTCGGAGGGAAGCGCTCTATCCGCTGAGCTACGTCGCCTTAGCGGTCCTGACGGGACTTGAACCCGCGACCTCCACCTTGACAGGGTGGCGAGCACTCCAGCTGCTCTACAGGACCACGACCGGCGGCGGGAGTGTCCTGTGGGAGGGTTCTCGCTATGGCCACCGGGTTGAGCTCGACAGCGTAGGGAGCGCGGGGTGCGAGGCCACTATGGCTGTCGATCGAGCGGGCGCTCCGAGTGGACGGAGCTGCTGACGGTCGCTGGTGCACCGTGGACCGTCAGGTTACCTCCCCAGGGCCCGCATGGAGCCCGACAGCGCCCGGCACATGGTGCGCGGAACCGCTTGGCTGTCGGACAGTGAGACTCGGCAACGAAGGCAGAGTGAGCTGCGTTCCAAGACTGGTCGCCGAGTTCGCGGAGAGAGTGGGAATCGAACCCACGAACCGAATCAACGGCCGCTGCCATTCCAGGACAGTGCCTCCGCCAGCGGGGCCGACCTCTCCAGGTTCGCCGGTAGGGATTAACGAGTGCCGGGCGACTCACTCGGTATTGCAGCCTAACCGGCACAACCCGGTCCGGCAGCCCGTTGCGGGGCGGTGCGGATGGACACGCTACCTCCCGTGCCTAGTCGGAATCCAACACGGGTAAGCCTTGTCCTGCGAGCGCGCAATCTCCGACATGCGTCGCTCCCCGCCGACCACGCGGCGGTAGTGGACCTAGTCGGATTCGAACCGACGAAACCTCCCGCCTGCCGAGCGGGCGCTCTGCCGGGCTGAGCTATAGGCCCAATGCGGCTGACTCCAGATTCCCCACTTCAGGCTAGGACCCTTGCGGTTGCCTACCTTCGTCTTCCGGGGAGTGGTCTTCATTCAGACGGCGCAGTTCCTAGCTGCGCTCCCCACGGCATGCCGCATGCCGCCCAGTGGAGTTGACGGGATTCGAACCCGCGTCCGCCTCGATGCAAACGAGGTGCTCACCGTTGAGCTACAACCCCTTACGCGGCTGCCAGTGGCTAGCATGGCTTCCGGGTTACTTAGCCCGTTGCGCGCCGCTACGCATCGTGGACCGGCGGGGAGTCGAACCCCGGACCTCTCGCGTGCGAGGCGAGTGCTCTACCAGCTGAGCTACGGGCCCTTATGCGGCTGCCTCGTCCCGAACTAGTATAGGGAGTTGGCTTTTTGGAGGGGCTCCCCTGGGGGGCTAGCCCTAATCTCCGCGCGGCGTGCCGCACGCCTCGTCCCCCCGGCCGGATTCGAACCGGCGACCTTCGCCTTAAGAGGGCGCAACTCTGGCCGCTGAGTTACGGAGGGTTGGTCTTACTGTACCGCAAAAGATACGCCTGGACGCTCTCGCAAGCCTCCGGGTCGGTCTCAAAGAACCCCGCGAGGAGGTTGCAGCGGTTACAAAGGAGCGCTCGCACGCACTTCCCACAGCCGCCCCGGTTGTTGGGGCAGCAGGAATGGTCGTGATCGACTACGACAGCTTCCTTCTTCTGGCAGGCCGCACAGAGGCCGCCTTGCTCTTCATACATGCGCTGCTTGTCGGCGATACGGATTCCATGGGCGTCGTAGAGGCGGTAAGTCCGACATTTATCGCGATTCTCTTTGGCCCATTCATTTCTGCGTGCATGGGCACATTTCTTGCACCATGTTTGGCGGCCATCTTTTCTACGCGAGTTCCTTGAGAATTCTTCAAGGTTCTTCACTTCACCGCACTTGCCACAGCTCTTACCGGTGATCACAGCAAGAGTCTAGCGGGTGGGCCCGACAGGATTCGAACCTGCGACCCGCTACTTAAAAGGAAGCTGCTCTAACCTGACTGAGCTACGGGCCCTAAGTGGGGATGGGAGGATTTGAACCTCCGACCTCTTCCTTATCAGGGAAGCGCTCTAACCCCTGAGCTACACCCCCATGACCGACAGCGAGCCGGTTATGGTCTTCGAAAGCTACATTGCTGCCGATCTGAGCCCCTGCGACGAATCGGACGCCGGTCCCTCGATTACGAAACGAGTGCTCTGCCATTGAGCTACAAGGGCGTGTCCGGTGGCGAGCCTTGGCGTGGATCTCGTACCGTATATGGCCACCGAATCGAGCACCTGCCCGGATTTGAACCGGGGTCATTCTTCCTTTGCAGGGAAGCGCCTCGCCTCTCGGCCACAGGTGCATAGTGTACGTCGGGATAGCCGGATTTGAACCGACGACCTCTTCGTCCCGAACGAAGCGCGCTACCAAACTGCGCTATATCCCGTTGATTGCGGCTCCCCCGGCGTATCTGGCCGACGGAAAGTTCAGCGGCTCGGCTAGATACATTCACCATGTCCGCTACCCTTGGGTTCCCGCTTCTCATCCTTGCCCTTGGATCGTCGGAATGACAGGAATCGAACCTGCGTGGACCTGCTCCCAAGGCAGGCGGGCGACCATTACCCCACATTCCGGCGCTGTAGACAGGGTTCGAACCTGCGACCTTCGCGTTGGAAGCGCGACGCTCCGCCATATTGAGCCACTACAGCACTGCCACTGTGCGGGCATCTTGCTCGCCCACTACCGCGATTGTCGCCGTGGCCGCGACGCCGTAGCCCGTACGGGATTCGAACCCGTGCCTCGCACCTTGAAGGGGTGGGATCCTCGGCCGCTAGACGAACGGGCCATGTCCGGCAGCGAACTGTACTTGGGTTTCCTGCTCATTCTGGCTGCCGGAGAGTATCCCCGACCGGATTCGAACCGGCGATTTTCACCTTGAGAGGGTGATGTCCTGGAACCGCTAGACGACGGGGACATGCGGTGCCGCGAGGAGTTTGAGTCTCGGAGGGTACTTGGGCACCTCGTCCGGCGACGTTGGGTCTCTGGGTTTCGAGCTGAGACTGGCCGCCGGGTTGAGCGGATGACGAGAATCGAACTCGCGTATCTACCATGGCAAGGTAGCGCTCTACCATTGAGCTACATCCGCATTTCGCGTCACTCTGGAGTTGTCAATTAGCGTACTACGGGTAGTGCTAGCCGTTCCGCGTTCGCTTGAGGATCCTCTTGATCTTGCCGGTGTCCTTCACCGAGACGGCTCCCTCGACGGGGTCCGTGACGCGGAACAGGTTGTCGTGCGCGATCCGTTCCTGCTCCGCCGTGTACTCCCGGTGCCGGTCCAGTGCCGCGAGGAGCTCCTTGGTCTCTCTGCTGGCCATCAGTACTCTCCTTTCGCTCGGTTTGGTGGGCCCGGGAGGATTCGAACCTCCAAGGTAGGGCTTTACAGGCCCGCCTAGCTTATCCCTGGCTCGAACCCCTGCGAGAACTAACGTATCTCATCCACGCTGGGCTGTCCAACTGTTTTGCGCGGAGAGGATGGGATTCGAACCCATGAGGCCCCTTGCGGAACCCACCGACTTAGCAGGTCGGCGCCATAGACCGGACTAGGCGACCTCTCCAGGTACGGCCCCCGGGTACGAGCCGGGGACGCGGCTTCGCTTAGCCGACCAGCATGGCATCCGATAGGGCCATCGGTCTTCGGCAGCCTATGACACGAAGCTGCGCACTCGCCTTCTTGCAGGCTTGTACCGCGTGGCAACGACTGGTAACGATCCAGCCTCTAGGCTTTTTCAGAGCCTCGCTAATCCTTCTCAGCTACGTTGCCGTGGTATGATCTAGCGTTCTTGCGCCCGCGCCATGTCGGCGTTAACGCATGGCAATTGGGGCAGAGCAAGCGCAGATTCTCGATCCTATGGTCGTCCGGCACTCCATTCGCATGATCCACCTCAAGGGGAATGCGATCCCCCTCCCAGTCGATCCGCAAGCACCTTTCGCATCGCCATTCTTTGAGTCCAGCTCCGATGAGGCGGTCTCGAAGCGCAGAAGTTCTGTACGTTGAACCTGGTACCAATATCTGTTCAAGAGGGAGTCGTGCCGGGTGGTTTTCGCGGGTTCCCACCCAGGATTGCCCCGTCCAGTGGGAGGTGTCCAGCCCGAGCCGACTCACATGCTTTTTGACCGTACCCCAGTTCCCGGCCGCCGTCACCGACAGGCCGAGTATCCCGATGACCTGGCGGATCGATTGACTGCTGGCGACCGCTTCCCTGAGTTGTTCATCCGTCCATCTGCACCGATTCTTGCTGTATCGAGCCATACGGGAAACAATATAGCTCAGGTCCGACAGACTCTTCCAACTGAGCTAAGGCGCCATGACCGACAGCGCACCCATGTTGGATACCGGGCCCTGTTTGGCTGTCGTTCGCGGTGTTGCGGGACTCGAACCCGCCCGTCCCGGAATCAGGCCCTTCAGGGGGCCCTATCCGTACCGTCTCCACGTACACCATTCCACACGAGTGCGCACCCGCGTGTCCATCACCGGCGCTTGCAATCGCCGGAGCGCTGACGGGACTGGATTCGAACCAGTATCTCCGGAGGGGGAGCGACCCCAAACGCTCCGGTGTGGTTGCCTCAACCGACCACCCGTCAAAGCGCAGGGCCCGCTACTACGAGTACGGAGATCTTACTCGGGGAGCATTCCGCTACGCGTACCACTGTCCCGGGTTGGCCTCTCCGTCCGCCAGGTAAGGGTTCTGGCGGCCACCTGCCGTGCAAAGGGGAGGGGTCGAACCTCCAGGGCTCGGGCTACAGTGTGATCTGCTCCCTCGCCCACGTGACGGCTCGTCATTCACATCACCAGCCGTCAAGACACCTCCCGATGAGGCTTCCTTCGCTCCTTGCCGCTGCCGAGGGCCATGGTCCCTCTTTTGGCCGGGCGTACAGCACACCCGGAGGATCGTCGCCGGTTCGGCCGGATCTCCCGTCGTTCACCCTTAATGGGGTACAGCGGGGCTCTCCCGATAAGGCGTCCTCTCGGGCCTTTGAGCTACGGCGATCGCTCGTGCGCCTGGAGGGATTCGAACCCCCGGCCTCCTCATCCGTAGTGAGGCGCTCTCTCCGCTGAGCTACAGGCGCGTATTCAGTTTACTTTGTGGAAGGCCTAACCCACGTCAGCCCGCCCGGTCTGGCCCAACTCCGTCGCCAGACTTCCCGGTCCGCCGAGTGATCGGGCTCGGCGGACCGCCTGCCCGCGTGCGCGTCGGGGCAGGTCGTTCGTGTATTCGGCGACTGTTTCTATCCCCATTTCTGGGTACTGGGACGTTGGTCAGTGCCGCTCGCCGAACTCCGTAGCCGCTCACCAGGCTGACGCTACGGAACGTGTGAGTAACGGGGGTCGAACCCGTCTGCCCGGTTCCACAAACCGGTGCCTAAGCCGCTCGGCCATACTCACCGCAGGTGGGGAGGGACTTGAACCCCCAACGACAGGTTTTGGAGACCTGCGCTCTACCAGTTGAGCTACCCACCTATGATCGACGGCCAAGGGCTAAGAAGTCCAGAAACCCAACCTTGAAGCCGCCGATCCGTGCTACCGGCGACTCGGGACTCACTTCGAGTTCGAGCCACGATCGCCGGGTGGTGCTTGTGGTACGCCGGTCGGTCGCCAAGGGCCGAGACAGGAAGACGTCCAACCTTGGAGCGGATCCGATCGGTCGTGCGTCGGCGGCGATGAGATCCGGGTTTCCGCACCCTTTTCGGCTGCCGACTCGATTAACGTATCACGCCCCCGGCGGGTACCGCAAGGTTTTCGCATCCACAATGGCCAGAGACGGTGCGCCCGGCTGGATTCGAACCAGCGACGGCCCGCCTTAGGACGGCGGCGCTCTATCCGCTGAGCTACGGGCGCGTGAAACTAGATGGACGAGTTGAACGCCGCCACGGAGACCTGCCGGGCGGAGGGCTCCAGGGCCTCCGCGACGACCTTCTGCAGAGCCCTCCCCGAATGCAGCCGCGCAAGATCGGCGAGGCTCATCATCCTGAGGTCGGGAACCTCAGACACTAGCACGTCCGTGCTGTCCATCTCCCACTGCTTCCTGTCGAGGATCGCGACCGCTAGACCGAGGACTGGAACGACGCGACCGCGACCCTCTTGGCGTCGAAGCCGGGCAGCACGCGGGACATTCCCTCCGAGCCGTTGCCCTCCTGGGCAAGGCGCCCGAGCGGCACGGCGCGCGCATCCAGGATCCCCGTGGAAAGCGCGGTCTTCGTTTCGGCTGCTGCCGTATCCATGGTGTCCGTCTCCTGTCGCATCCTGCCGATGATCGTCGCCTCGGGACGTGTTGATCGTCCGGCCTCCCGCGTGTCGGGCGGGCGCTCTGCCGCTGAGCTACGAGGCGGTGCGTGGCGGTGTGCTTGGTATAGGTCTCGTACGCTACGTGACCACCACAACGTCAGCCTAGCCAGATTTGAACTGGCGACCTCCTGGTCCCCGACCAGGCGCGCTGCCAAGCTGCGCCATAGGCTGTAACCCCAGCGGCCTTCCTAGGTGCCCCAGGGGCATCCGCCTGGGCGTGGGAGCTGCTTCTCCCGTGCCCTGCCACATTGCAGCAGTTCTCTAGGGTTGGCGGACGCGTAGCCTCCCCGAGAATCGGACTCGGGACCTCTTCTGTGTGAAAGAAGCGCTCTACCACTGAGCTAGGAGGCCAAAGGTCGCTTGCGGTTTCCCCACGTGGGAGTGAGGGAGTGGCAGTTGGGGCAGAGGATACGAAGGTTCTCTAGGCGGTTATCATTGTGCACGCCATTAATGTGGTCGAGATGAAGGGGTATCGGGCCATTTAGCCATTCCGCCAGGCCGCATCCCTCGCACCTCTCCTCCTTTAGTCCGGCTTCGACGAGGCGTTTGCGTGTCCTGTCAGACTGGTAGGTCGAGTTGGGGGTCAGTACTAGGTTGAGACTTTTTCGACGCGAGTCAGGTGCTGGCAGGCCAAACTCTAGCCCCAACTCCCTTATGCGCCTCTGAATTGAATGCCACGCACCCCTCCCTAGGCGCTTTTGCACCTCGAAAGGAGTTGCTGACTCAGCGACCGCATCCCGAAGCTCTTCATCGGAAAAGGATCTGCTCCCCTTGAAGTGCGAGAAATCTACGCCAGCAACTTGAGCTCTTGTGCGCAGCCGAGTTGGATTGGTCCCTTGTAGGCCGAGAATACGAGAGACCTGACGCCATGAAGTTGCTTGAGCTACTGCATGGCGCAGATCATCGTCATTCCAGCTCTGCTTCACAGCTCAACCCTACCACAACGTTGAGCCATTGAGCTACAAGCCGGTACTGGCGGCGGGACTTATACGGGTTTCGAGCTACTCTCGGCCGCCAGGCGGTGCCGTGTTAGCGTAGCACGACAGCTAGGCGGGCGTGGGGCCCGGGGGAAGCCTAGCTGTCGCACCGTAGCCGTGGCAGGTCTTGATCCTGCGACCTTCCCGTTATGAGCGGGATGCTCTACCAGCTGAGCTACACGGCCGTGCCCAGAGTGGGATTCGAACCCACAACTAGCGGTACTTGAAGCCGCTTCCTCTTCCCTTGGGATACCTGGGCGTGCCCGCAGTGCGATTCGAACGCACAACTCCCCGGACTTAAATCGGGTGCCTCTGCCGGTTGGACTATGCGGGCGGACAGCGGCGCACGTATCTGGGTTTCGTGCTGTATGTGGCCGCCGAGCCGATCAGGTGGTGCCGTCGTGGACCTTCTGCCACTCGGCGGCGATACGCCGAGTGTTCCTGGCCTCGACGGGGTTGTCGTTGCGCTCGTCCAGCTCCGCTTCAGCGAGCTTGATGTTGATGTTCGCCTGAAGCGCGCCCTTGATGGCGGTCAGGTCGGCCTTATGTTCCCTAGCCATTACCTCCCCTTTCGTTGGCGGACAGTGGCCACGGCGCGTGGTGTCTGGGTTTCGTTCTGAATCTAGCCGTGGAGTGCGGTTGAGGGGAGTCGAACCCCCACGCCCCTTGCGGGACACTGGCACCTCAAGCCAGCCTGTCTCCCATTCCAGCACAACCGCGTAGCCCGAGTGGGATTCGAACCCACACATTACTCGGGTCTGAGCCGAGCTCCTACTTCCGTTGGGATACCGGGCCATGTGGTGGGCTTTGATTGAGGCGCCCACCTGATCCGGAGGGGACTGCCATCCTTACTCCGAACCCGAGACGCACGCTGGCAGGCGTTTGCCCCTGCACTCGCTCCCCGCCGAGGATTCGAACCTCGAACTCCGCGTCCAGAGCGCGGTGACGTTGCCAGTTACTCCAACGGGGAATTAGGCTATTCGGTAGCCGTTCTACGGGCTTTCGTGCGTAGACGATGACAATTCGAGCACACTAGCTCGCACTTCGCCACTTCTTTTTTTACGCGACTCAGGCTGTATCCAACTTGTTTCGCGGAGCTGATGTTGAACGACTTCACGCCCGAAACATGATCGAAATCCATGACCTCTGCGTCGAACGTTCCGCCACAATCTGTGCAGGGATGTGACTTAACCTTCCCGAGGTACTCCGTCACCTCAGCCTTTACTCGCGCCCGGTTACGGCGCACGAGCTCTGCATGCGTTTCTTGATTCTTCGCGTACCAGGCTCGCGCATAGGCGTTACGGGCCTCTGGATCTTTGTACGGCATGCGGTCAAGGTATTCGATCGCACCGACAGATTATGAACCTGACGGTTAGTAGCGGGGGCAGGATTTGAACCTGCGACTTTTGGGTTATGAGCCCAACGAGCTACCGAGCTGCTCTACCCCGCGTCGTATTTGGTACTTTACCAGATCCTCGCGTTGAACTCCAGGGTTTCGAGTTCCCTTTGGCGAGTTGGTCTGCCCAGGTAGCCGGAGCCGTGTGGGAACCGGCTACCCGAGCGAGACTAACGTATCGCAACCGACGGTGCAGATACAATGGGGTTCGCCGCACGGCTGGCCGCCGGAAGGACACACCACACGCTGGCAGCGACCACACTTTGGAGAACGGTACGATGTTGGCTGCCGGGAACAGTCTACACCCGGAAACCCTCGGGGTCGTTGCGGGTGTCGTACCCACATTTTGGACACAGGTGCCCGCGCTGCTGCGTCGCGGGCTGCGCATTCGCGAAGTCCACCAGGTCGTCGCCGATCGTCACGATACCCTTGGGGTCCAGCACCGAGACGTCCAGCAGGACATTGACGTCATATTCTGTATATCCGGTGCCGCTGTAGTCGCCGTCCAGGTAGGACAGGAACTCGGCCAGCGCGTCCGTGTCCGTCGTCGCCCGGTCCCGCAACCGGTTGGCGGCCAGCAGGATCCGGCGTCCGGCGTCCTCGTCCACGTCCACCAGAACCGCGTCGATTTCCGTCCAGCCCAGGCCTGCGGCAGCGATCACCGTGTGGTTGCCGGACAGGATCTTGCGCGTCGCTCGGTCCACCACCACCGGGAGGAACTGCTTGTTCTCGTGTAGCGACTCCGCGATGCCCACCACGTCGCCCTGGTTCGGGTTGCCGGGGTAGAGCTGGAGCGAGGAGATCGCGACACGCTCGATCTGGCCCAGCAGCGATTCCACGCGCTCTCCTTAGTCGAGGACCCACACGGCGGTCGGCAAGGTCCCGGTACTCGTCGTGACCTTGATCCATTGGCCCGGCCCGAGCCGGATCGGGGTGTTCGCGGGGAGGGCGCCAGCGGCCTGGCTGACCACGGTGGACACGGCGACCGTGTTGACGCCTCCAGCGAGCCGGGAGACGGCCACCGTCGTGACGTTCGTGCCGCCGCTGAGGTACACCGTCGCGGGACGCCACAAGGTGTTGGAGACCGATGTTCCGTCCACCAGCGTCGGGATGCCGGAGCTCGGCACACCCGGCAGGTTCTGCTCTTTGATGATCCGCAGGCCGGTGCCGAGGCCGCCCGCGCCCGTACCGGTCTGGATCGTCACGGTGGACGGCGAGCCCACCAGTCGGATCTCGCCTAGCGCGGCGGCCAAACCAGCGCCGGTGTTCGCGCCCGCCGCCTCCGAGTCGCGCAGCTGGACGGTGCCTTCGGTGTCGAGCACCATATGGATGATGGGCCCAGTGGCCGACTGGCCGGTACCGACAATGTTGACGTGGAACGTGCAACCTTCGACGCACGCCTGGTCAAAATACATCGCGTGGAGTGCGGAAACCGTGCCACTTCCGGCGGAGTCCCCGTATGAGCCGACCGGGCAGATACCGGACCAGGAATACAGCACCGTAACATTGTTGCCGACGGTGTGCTCCGTGGCATAGAGGCCGTAGGTGTAGCCCCCGTTGCATACGACATTCTTCAGGACGTTGGACGCGTTGTTCCCGTTCGACGGCATCAGGCCGCCGATGGAGAGGCCGCCGGAAAGGAGCGTCACGTTCGTGAAGTCGCCAAGGTTCGGCGTGTTCTTGTAGAACTGGACTACGCCGTTGGTGCCGTACGCGAAGTTCTCCGCGTGGAACCGCGCGCACCCGAAAACGTTAAACGCGCTATACGTCCACCCGGAGTTCACGTGCGTCGTCAGGACCGTGAAGTCCCTGAACACCACGCAGGTGTTCGTGTATGTGGGCGTCGTGTTCGCGCCCTGGAGGACGCCGTAGTTGAATTTGCCGGTCGGCCCCCCGATGACGCTGGGGTTTCCGCCGTTGGTGATGCTCGTGCTCTGCGAGCCGGATGTCGTGAAGCAGCCGAACGACTGGATGCCGCCGTTCCACACCGGGTAATCGCTGTTCCAGTACCTGGTCTGGCCAGCGTCTTCCGGCCCACGGAAAACCAGGGTGACGCCGTTGTTCGTTTCCGCGTTGACCGGAATGGTCAACTGGGAGTTGTAGACGGCGTTCGTGCCGTCGGTGCTTTTCAGCGTTCCGCCGACACCGTAGTAGAACCCTGCCGGGGTGGGGAAGAAAACCTCCGCGTACCCCGAGTGGTTCTGTGCGTAGGTGTTGGCCGCAGCGATGGCTGCCTGGATGGCCACAGTGTCGTCGGTGGCCCACAGAACCTGCAAGCCGGTGGCTGTCAGGGTCGGCGTGGTGTTCCAGGTCGCGGTGAACGAGGTGCCGCTGTTGACGGTGGTGATCGTGCCGACGGAGGTGGTCTGTCCGGCGGTGCTCTGGTTCTGGAGGGCGTTCTTGACCATGACGACTTTGCCGACGTCGCCCGAGGTGAGCACCGACTCGTTGATGGTGACCGTCGTCGTGCCGTTGGTTGCGCCGGTGTTGGAGATCTTCCCGTCGCCTTTGGCTCCCTGCGCCAGCACCGAGAAAACCCACGCGGGGTACGGGTGGACGTGCCCGGAGTCCGGCACCTTGCTGTTGGACCCCAGCGCAGGCGTGCCCGCAGGCTGGAGATTGCCGACGGTGTTCTCGTACTCCACCGCGCCAAATGCCGAGGTGGTGGCCTGCGGCAGGTCGGCAGCGGCAATCGCAGACAGCGATGCGTTGGTTCCGTCGGAGCGCAGGTAGCGCCCCGAAGTCTGGGTTCCGGTGAGGGCATTGATGGCGGCCTGCTGCGTCGTCTGGCCCGTGCCGCCGTTCACGATCGCTGCGACGCCGGTGATGTTGGCGGCCGTGCCTGTCGTGTTCTGGTTCAGGGTGGGGACGTCTGCGACCTGGATCGAGGCCAGAGTGGCGTTCGTTCCATCGGAACGTAGGTAACGACCGGCGGACTGCGAGCCTGTGAGCGCGTTGATCGCGGCCTGCTGCGTACTCTGGCCGCTGCCCCCGTTCGCAATGGCCGCCACGCCCGTGATGTTCGCGGCCGTACCCGTGGTGTTCTGATTCAGCGTCGGCACATCGCCGGACTGGATGGTTCCCCAGGCGGGGGCGGCGGAAACGCTTCCGGTGCCGGTCTGCGTCAAAAAGTTCTTGGTGGCGCTCGTGTTGCCTGCCAGGCGCGACGCAGTGCTGGCGCCGGACTCGTATTCGAGGTCCCCGAGCGTAGTCATCGGGCTCAGGGCGTTGAACGCTGCGGAAGCACTGGTTTGTCCCGTGCCTCCGGAGCCGACGGCCAACGTGGCGGAGAGGCCTGCGGCGGTACCGGTTGTATTCTGGTTCAGAGTCGGCACGTCGCCAACTTGGATGGCGGCGAGGGTGGCGTTGGTGCCGTCAGAGCGCAGGTACTTGCCTGAAGACTGCGCGCCGGTTAGGGCGTTGATCGCCGCCTGCTGCGTCGTCTGGCCGGTTCCACCGTGCAGGATCGCGACAGTGCCGCTCACGTTCGACGCGACACCCGTGGTGTCCTGGTTGAGCGTCGGCACATCGGCGACCTGGATCGCCGACAGAGCCGCATTGGTTCCATCGGAACGCAGGTAGCGGCCGGAGACCTGCGTTCCGGTCAATGCGTTGATAGCCGCCTGCGCCGTGGTCTGGCCGGTGCCGCCATTGGCGATGGCGGCCACTCCGGTGATGTTGTTGGCGGTGCCGGTGGTGTTCTGGTTCAGCGTCGGCACGTCAGCGGCCTGAATGGCGGACAGCGTGGTGTTTGTGCCGTCGCTGCGCAGGTAGCGGCCGGACGTCTGGGTGCCAGCCAGTGCGTTGATCGCGGCCTGCTGGGTTGTCTGACCTGTGCCGCCTTGGCCGATCGGCACCGTGAAGTGGATGCCGATGACGGTGGGGCTGTTGTTTGTGCCGCCGATATCTCCGCCGACCTGCACGCCACCCGCGCCGCTTTGCCAGGAACCGTCTCCTGCGAGGAACTTCGTGTTGACGCCCGGTGGCGCCTGGATCGCAGTACCCTGGATCTTCTCTACGAGCGGGGCGTAAGCGGTGCCACCCAGGTCACCGGCAAGGACGACGCCACCGAGGGTGACAGGTCCGGCCGGGGGCACGATGACGTTCGCGGAGACCTCGACCGTGGTGACGACGGGCTGGACGATGATCGTTGGATCGGCCACACACCTCCTACGGCTGCGCTACGGCGGTGGTCAGGAACTGGCCCGAAACCCACGGCGTGGCCGTGGTGGTGCCGGGGTTGCCCCACAGGGCGTGGGCGTAGAGCTGGCGCACCGGCAGCGTCGCGGTGGCCGCCGGGTTGAGCGTGACGGCCACCGTCGCGGTGCCCGTGTTCACGGTGATCGCGCCCTGGCTGTTCGGGGTCGTCGTCAGCTTGATCAGGGGCGTGACGCTGCTATCGGTGCCGTCCAAGCGCACCACGTACTCCCAGGTGAACCCGACGATGTTGTAGGGTGTGCCGTCGGGGTTCTGGAAGAGGAAACTCGCGGTCTCCTGGGAGCCGACCTGGATCGTCCAGTTGAAGGCCTGCATTACACGACCAGCCTCTGCATGCCGGGGCGCCGCGCGAGCTTCGCCGGGGTGACCTCGGAGGCGCGCTTCTTGCCGCACATCCAGTCGTATCCCGCAGCGGCCCCCACCAGGACCGTCATCTGGGAGCAGATGACCTCGCCGTCGCTGTTGGCGATGTTCCCCAGCCAGTTCCAGAAGATGCCCAGGCATTCCAGGCCGTCGTCCACGATGCCCGCGTCGTTGTATTTGGTGCCCAGCATCCCGCGCATGGACGCGAGCAGGTCCTGCTGCTGGTCGGCGTCCATGGGGTCGCTGTTGGCCAGCATCGGCCGACCGGCGTAGTCGGAGATGTTGGCGCGCACCACGCCGCCGGGCATCGCCTGGATGATCCCGCCGTCCGGCGTCTCGATCATGAAGACGTGGCTGTAGCGGCTCAAAGTGCCGAGCTGGATAATGCGGTCGCCGATACCGGTTCCGCTGACGCACACATAGCGCCCAGGGGTATAGGTCGGTCCCACACACCTCCTGGGGTTGGGTTACGAATGCGAGATGTGCATCGCCGTGAGGGCGGCGGGCAGCAGCCAGAGGAACAGGCCGAGGGCGATCATCCGGCCATCGCTCAAGGCGGGACGGTTCGGCGCGGTAACCGCGACAAGGAAAGCGATAAGGGCCAGCAGATACGACAGTTCGGTCACAGCATCACCTCTAACCCAGGAATTCGGTCACCGGAGCCTCGGCCCAAGCGATCGAGTCTTGGCCGTAATCGCGGGCAAGTTGCACGAGAGCGGCTTTCATGGGTGCCACCCCGTCATCGCCGATCTCGAAACAGATGCACGCGTTCTGATAGGGCGATACCGCGATCGACGCCCATTCGCCGTATATACGCAGCGCATTGGTGATGATGGTGGCCCGGAACTGGATCCAGAAGAGGTGCCAACGCTCCTGGACCAGCTTGTCGTCGCTGTTGCCGATGCAGGCGTAAACCGTGGTCACGCGACCAGCTCGCTCGCGGCACGGATCAGATCGGGCAGCAGCTCCTCGGTCCATTCTGGCGACGCGACCAGCAGTTCCTCGGGTGGAACATCGCCGCTGTAGACCGCCACGTAACCGGGCCTGCCCTCATGGTTGAGGGCGTGGATTTCGAATTCGGCGTCACTCATCACGCGCTTCACGCCATCGCGATCCGTGGCGTAGCAGATGCCGAGCATCTGACCTAGGTGCGACCGGGCGAAGACGGGGTTGTCGCCGTCGGGCTCCTGATCGAAGAAGTAGCTCATGCCCATGGTCTGGTAACCGGCCCATTTGTTGGCGCGCGGGCATTCCAGGCCGAGGCACGGGTCCTCTGGGCAGAACTCAATCTTCACGGCGTCCCCGGATTCTCGTCGGCAGTTGGCCGCTGGCCCATATAGGCAATCAGTCGTAGCGCCTGGTCTTCGGTGAAGCCAGCGGCCATGTAGTTCTTGAAGACCTCGTGTACGGTGATAAAGCCCTGCGCGAGTTCCGTAAACGGGTCGGCCGGTTCGGCGACCGGCTGCTCATTCTCGCTCATTCGGCGCCTTTCGGGGCTTCGAAGCCGATCGGGTTCTTCGGCTTGACCGGCGTCACAGCTTTCTCCAGGAGTTTCTCGGCGGTCCTCTCGGCGCGCTTGAGCCCCTTCGCACTGCTGCCCTTGACGTAGACGTGGACGTGTTTGTCGCCGCTGGAAACGATGACCTTCACCGCTCGTGCGCCGCGTTCCAGCGCCGGATGCGGTACTCCTCGCGGAATCGGTCCGTCCAGTTCGGGCGCGCCACCGTGTTGATGATCTTCTTCTCCTGGCTGACGAAGTGCCGCCGGGACCACCGGCTCGTACCGGGATGCGGCGTCTCCACGACCATGGTGGGGCCGAGGCCGTCGAGTCTGGCGCGCATCGCGCGCATGTTGGGTGAGGCCATCAGGCCGTGGTCCAGTCGGCGGCGAACAGGTCGCCCTGCGTCGGCGCCCACGGCACGAAGTGGCCTTGGGCGTTGTGCAGCATCATGTACGGGTCGAAGATCTCGACGACGCCCTCGGGGATACCGGTCGCGGCGGCCGTGTTCGCGTTGATCGCGATGCCGTCCGGGTAGCCCTTCTGCGCGACGATCCACTGGCCCGGCGCGTTCCAGCCGATGCGCGCGACCTTCTTGCCGTCTTTGAGCCAGACGAGGGCCTGCTCGAACGGGGCGTCGATGACGCTCACTTCAGGACGTCCTTCGCGGGAGCAGGGACGGCGGTCTCGACGCTCTGCGCGGCCTTGAGCGTGTCCTCCTCGACGGCCTTCACTTCGGCGCCGACGAACTTGCTGGCGTCCACCGCGATCTTGGTGACCTCGCCCCCGGCGGCGGCCTTCAATTGCGCGGCGTGCAGGCCGATCTCGTCGAGGTCCTGGTGCAGCGCCGGGTCCACGTGGTGGCGGAGATTCTCGATCTTCTGCACGAGCGCGTGCCAGATCTCTTCGATGTTCACCATCTGCTACTCACCTCGGAATTTTGAGATCCTGCCGGGCTTGACAGGCCAGCAAGATTCGTCAACGTGCCACCAGCGCTTGATGCCACGCAGTGCTTGTCCACCACACAAGGTACAAGTGCCGGTCTCAAGTTGTCGAGTCCAACGTTCGTATTCCATGAAGGGGGCGTCAAGTGGGTGCCATGGATCGTTGGGAGCGAAGCCGGTAATGAGGTGGTCGCCCTCGTCGGGTTCGTCGTCTACCTGGGGCTCAAAGAGCAGCTCATTCACGCCAATGCCTTTCATCGTTGGCTCGATGATAAGGGCGTGGACGGCCGGAAGCGAGAGCGGGGAGTTTCAACGCGTTAACGTACGCGGCCGTGGCTGCCACGGTTGAACCGGCGCGGGGAAGTAGCGGTAGCGCCAGTGTAAATGAAAACCGCCACCCCACGTCAAGTGGGATGGCGGCTCTCAACATCCAGTTGGCCTCTGAGCTTGCCTAGCGTAGCACGGCGTGGGCTTCTCGGGCACCGGGGGGCATATGGCCGTGCAGTGCGTCCGGTGGGGCTCGAACCCACATGATCCATTAGCCTTTCAGCCCCTTAGAAGGGGGAGGGCATACGGACGCAGCTCCAGTTTACTGCTCTCCGCGCTCCGGGAAAACAGCTCCGGCCGCCGTCACGAAGTCCTCCAGGATGCGCTCGGCGCGCTCCTTGAGCAGCTCCTGCGTTGCCGCGCGTTCCGGCTTGTCCAGGAAATCCCCGTGCTTGCTCAGCGGCGTCCACATGATCGGCTGGGCGCCCATGGCCGCCCCGGAGCGGATCGAGAAGAGTTGCCGGTCGCCCACGAACCCGTCGCTGTGCGGGTAGCGGCCCCCGTCCTTCCAGGTGATACGCCTCATCAATTGTCAACCCCGAACAGGACGCGCCAGTCGCAGTCCGGGACATAGCCCTGCCTGCGCAGCGCCTCGTCGCGATGCTCCACATGGCGCACCCGATCCTCGGGCAGGCTGCTCGTGAAAGTCACCGCGAGCTCCCCGCCGCGCCTCTCCGTCACCGTGCGGCCGTCCAACGCGAACGAGACCTGGTGGCCCGCGCCATTCACGTAGCGCACGCGCACCTCAGTCCAACCGCCCGACATCACCCTCACGAGCCTTCCGGTGCAGTAGCTCCAGCCAGCAGCGAATCGCGACGCCGAAGGCCGCAGAGCCGACAATAGACCAGACAACGTAATACGTCACTCGGCCTCCGAGTCGGCGAAGATCCCACGCGCCTCGTACTCGTCGCGGAACGCCTCGTCCTGCTTCCGCGTCGCCGCCTCGACCGGCAGCGTGGAGGACGGCCGCACCGCGAAGCGCTCCTGGCGCCTGCCGATCGCCGCCTTCCACGCGGGCAGCAGGCGCTCGTAGCCCACCCCGTCGAACTCGGGGTGGTGATCGGGAATGGCGAGGAAGCCGTGTTGCAGCGGCCACGCCAGCGCTGTGGGACCGCTGTCCGTGAAGTCCAGGGACGGACACAGGTACTTGACCGCATCCGCGTACGAGGAGCTGAAGGCGCGCCGTTCGATGTCGGCGAAGCCGGGGTGCCTGTTGCCCAGCTGGCCCAGGACGCACAGTTCCCCGTTGTAGAGGTCCAGGGCCTCGACGTCGATGTACGCCTCCCATCCGGGGAATTGGGCGTCCAGGTGCGCGGCACCTCGGGCGGCGCGGACGGTGGCTTCGATCTCGGGGTCTTCGGAGAGTACTGGCATGTGTCCTCCTAGCTGACGTCGGAGAGGGGCGGCGGGGGGAGTCTGGGTCGCGTGCACATGTTGGCCGCCCGGTATACGTTAATCCTAGCGCGCGGGAAGTCCAGCGGCAACAATTTGAAAAAAATGACCCCCCAATACGCCAGGCCCGGGGCGCGGCCTTCCTGGCGCGCGCAAAGAGTGGGTTCTGGCCCCGGGTCCGGCGCCGGAAACTACTTGGCCTTCGGCTTCGTCGAGACGTGCGCGCCGGGAACGATGCCGAACTCGAAACAGCGCGACGCCAGTTGCGAACGGCCACCCATCCCGCGCTTCACCATGAACGCCGTCGAGAGGACCCCCATGTGCGTGCGCACCGTGCCGAGCGGGCGATCCAGTTTCTCGGAGATCTCGTGGTTCTGGTAGCCGTCGGGCACCAGGAGCAGGACGTCGAGATAGAGCTCGGGGACGTGCACGCCCTCCAGCGGAGGTCCGGACAGTTCCAGCGCGCCCAGCTCGTAGGCCAGCTTCACCATGCGCCGCGCGTCCTGGGCGTGCAACTTCAGGCGCAGACGCCCCAGAGGCTGCCGCTCGAACGTGGCCAAGCCCATTTTGTTCATCTCGGCCACCTCCTGGGTCTCGTAGCCCTGCGCGAACGCCAGCAGGATCTTCTTCTCCGTGACCGTCAGCCCGGACCGGTTTCCGATCACCGGCTCCGGCGGCTCCTTGTCCCACATGCGGTCAATCCAGCTGGAACCGAGCGCCATATGCGTCTCCTTCGTCGTTTGTCGTGATGGTCCACTGGCGTTCGCCAGCGGTTTCGCTCACCTCGTGACTGCTGGTCACGAGGTAGATCTGGCCGTCCACGACCAGGAAACTGCCGGTACGCAAGGCCTCGATCGCGGCGTCGGCGGTGGACTCGTCGTCCTGGCCGGGCCCCCACTCCTCGTAAGCCAGCCCGAAGTGCTCCCAGAACGCGGCCCGCAGCACCTCGCGCAATAGCTCGGCGGCCTCGGGCGTGGGCGGCCGGTGCCGGGACATCGGGCACTCGCCTGAGCGCAAGTCCTTGAGCTTCGTGTGCTTCGCGAAGGTCCCGTCGAGCAGGATCTTCACGAAGCGCCCGCAGGCCGGGCAGCGCGTGGAGCGGTGCTCAGCCATCGGTGCGCACGCGCCAGTTCTGGTGCCAGGCGTCCTCGTGCTCTACCACCGAGCCGTCGTAACGCGCGGACCACACGTGCTGGACCGTGCCGCCGGTGATCAGCCACTCGCCGCCCTTGAGGACGTCGAGCACTGCGTCCACCGTGGACCCGGAGGGGGCGATGGCGTTGCCCTCCATGTCGTGCCAGTCGTAGGGGCAGAACAGGGATTCCAGCGCCTCGCGCAGCTTCGCCTCGCCGTTCACGCGAATTCCCACTGGAGTCCGTCTGAGCCGCCGTCGAACGGGACGTACCGCACGCGGTAGTCGCCGATGCCGGGGATCTCGTGGAACTCCGGCGGCCAGTACTGCTGCTCCAAGAGGCAGCAGTCAGCGCGGCAGTCCGGCGGGTGGTTCAGTTTGAAGACGTACCCGGGGCGTTCCTCGCCGTCGGCGTTGATGAAGGTGTCCACGGTGATGCTGGCCTCGTGCCACGTGGTGCCAGTCGTGTCCATCCGACCTCCTTTCGTGAGACGGTCCAACAGCGCAGGAGTTATGGAGTTCGGTACGAGTCTGGCCGCCGGATTGGGGATGAACGTATCACGATCGTCGGCTCGAATGCAAGCTAAACTGTCGGCTCGAAGAACTTGTACTCTGTCGTCATAACGTATACGCTCAACGCAGCAAGCCCACCGACGAAGGGAGATTGGATGTCCAAGAAGATCATCGCGGGGGCCCTCACGGCAGCTGGCCTGGCCGCTGGGCTGAGCGCCTGCGGGAGCGGCTGGGACGACAGCGCGCCCGTCACGTACGCGCCCGCTGCATACTGGCAGACCGTAAGCAACGTCCGGGAGTGCTACTACCTGACCAGCACCCAGGAGGCGTACAACCTGATGGCGGCGGGCCTGTGCCCGGCCGGGTCCATGCCCACGCCGATGCCGATGTCGTGGGAGGAAGAGTACTGGGACTACTGGTCGAGCCCGGTGTACTACAACACCTACGTTCCGACCAGCTACCGGTCGCACTACACCAGCGTCACGATCGTGACGCTGAACCACTCCTCCTCGTTCCAGCGCGGCGTCAGTACCCTGTCCTCCCGCGCCGTCTACAAGTCGTCCACCGGCGGCACGGTGACCGGCTCGAAGGTCAGCACCACCTCGTTCGGCAGTGGCAGCCGCACCACCACGTCCTACGGCGGCGGGTCGCGCAGCAACTCCAACTCCTCTTCGTCGGGCTCGCGCAGCAGCTACAGCGTGTCGCGCAGCGCGGGCCGCAAGTAATGCCGCCGCGCGACGCCGCCGAGATCCTCGCCGAGGAGCTCAAGGAGCAGATGGACTGGTGCACGGTCGTCGGCTTCTGGGTGGAGACCCAGGAGAGGTGGCTGGAGTACTATCCGACGGACCTCCCGCGCCAGGCCGAGACGATGGCGCAGCAGGACGCCCGCGCGAAGGGCGGCACGCTCCAGGTCTGCGGCGTGTTCGCGGGCAGGCTGGAGAGCCTCGATACGTACGCGACGTACGTGGATCCGGACAAGATCTGACGCATCGCCCCGCGAGACTCCGGTCCTGCGGGGCGCTCGCGTGATACGCTAACGCAAATCCGCGCGGCCCGGGTGAAATCGAAACCCATACCTGCGCCGCCGCGCCCACACTCGCCTTCAACCTCAGGAGGTTCACCATGCCCCGTCTGCACCAGATCCTGCCCGTCCTCAAGTCCGCTCAGGACACCACCAGCCGGGCCCTCGACGAAGCCAGGCGCGGCCTGGCCAACGGCAACGCGCTCAGCGGCTTCTCCAAGACCTACAGGCCGAAGGACGAGGAAGGTGACCGCCTCCCGTCCGAGAGCAAGCGCGTGCAGTACACCGCGCCGGAGATCCTCACGCTGGTCGGCGCGAGTCTGGCCCGGCTGTTCGACATCGTCGCGGTCAAGGAGTTCGCCAACACCCAGGCGAAGGCCGACGTCGTGGTGAACGGCACGACCCTCGTGCACGACGCGCCGGTCAGCTACCTGCTGTTCCTGGAGAAGCAGGTTGGCGAGATGCTGGCGCTGGTCAGCACCCTGCCGACGCTGGACCCGGCGATGAGCTGGAGCCGTGACGAGACCACGGCGGGCCAGTGGAAGACCGAACCGGTGGAGACGGTGCGCACCCGGAAGATCACCGACTTCGTCATCGCGGCCCCCGCCACCGACAAGCACCCGGCGCAGGTCAGGGAGGTCTCGCGGGACGACCTGGCGGGCTACTGGGAGCTGGTGAACTTCTCCGGCGCGCTTCCGGCCTCGCAGGTGCAGGCCATGCAGGGGCGTCTGTACGCGCTGCGCGAGGCGGTGCTGCACGCCCGTGAGCAGGCGAACTCCGTGGAGGCCGCGCCGCAGGACCCGGGCGCTGCGGTCATGGCGTTTGTGTTCGGCGTCTAGACGTGGTACGTTAGTCCCGAGCGCAAGTTCAAACTGAAGCTAAAACTGAGAATCACACCTCAGAATACCGCTCCAGAATGAAACAATGCGACAGCGTGGAGTAACACAGAACCCGAGGCACGATTCCGGTGAGGTCGCCAGTTCGATCCTGGCCCAGCGCTCTCCATGCGCTGGTGGAGCAGTGGGAGCTCGCACCGTACTCAACCTTCACGAATGCCCGGTGACTGTGCCAACGCGGCAGGGACTGGCCACACGGCCATCAGCCATGGCGCTGACTACAAACCCTAACTCAGTAGCCCCCCTTCGCCGGATATGCGGAGGGGGGCGCCGCGTTTCTGGGAGGATGAGGCAGTGGCTAAGGCGTATTACCCTGGCGAGCGGCGCGAGGCGGATGGAAACGGGCACCAGTGCCGCTACTACGGCGACCTTCTGGGCTCGATCGGCGGCTTCCCCTGCGACGTCGGCTTCCACGTTTCGGCCTGCGCGAACTGCGGCTACGAACTGCACTGCAAGTCGGGCCCTGACCACCTGCTGTACTGCACGCTCACATGCTTCCGGGCCCTCGTAGCCGCCGGACGCATTCAAATGGGCCACCGAAAGCGAGGATGAGATGAGCGATATCTGGGAACCGGCGGGCGGCCACGTCGCGTGGGAGGGCCGCGAGCGCGAGGCGAAGCGGGCGCAGGCCGAGGAGCGGGGCTACGACGCCACCATCCGGCCCTGGAAGGGCGGCTGGGAGATTTTCGGCATCCAGGGCCCCGGCATCGAGAAGGGCGCCACGCAGGCCTGTACGCTCGACGAGGTCGAACCGATGATCCGCGACTACGTCGTGTGCACACTCGACCTGGAGGGCGAGGAAAACGACGAGTGGGAGGACGGAGCCATCCCTGTGCGCCTCACGCTCGACCTGGAACCGCACAACCCCCGGAACTACGGCGTCCGTGCGCACGCCGTGGAGGTCCACGACAGGCTCAGCGGAGAGCGGGTGACGCTCGTCGAGGAGACTACGTGGTGGCCGGAGCCCCCGGAAGCGGAGTAAACACCAGCTCCAAGCGCCATCCCGGAACCGGGGCGCCCGCGACATAGGTGACCGCCGTCAGGTACTTCGAGGAATCATCCCGAAGTACCCCAGCAAGCACGGCCGCATCGATTGCGGGCTTGACCGAGGGCGACCAATTGGCTGGGTCGAATCGCCGCGTGCGCACGTCTGGATGGATCACTGCTGTGCACGTGGCCCTGCCGAGGTCTCGTACGCGCATCAGCATCGCGATCTCATAGGTGCGGTCCTTGATCGCCTGCTGTTGACGCCAGGTGGTACGCCAGTGCACCTTCTTGTTGGCGTTGGGCAGACTCATGCCCGCCGGAAGCAGGATTCTGATGTCGTTCATAGCGTTGGCGGCCGAGCCCCCGGCCGCCCTCGCCGCACCGACGTCTCCGCCTCCACGCGGAGCACATCGCGCCTCACGAAGATGAGCGTACCATCGGATGACTGGTAACCGGTGAGTTTGCGTTCCTTGACCCAGCGCTGCACGGTGCGCACGGAGCGGCCGGTCTCACCGACGACCTCCTCGAAGGTCATCGCCACGAACAGCGGGTCCGTCAGGCTGTATTTAAACACGGCGCACCAGCTTGCGCGCGCCTTTCGCCTCCCGCTTGAGGTGCTCCTCGTACTCGGCCTGCGTCAGCAGATTCCCACAGCCCTGACATAGGACGTAACCCGTCAGGGACTTGTCGTAGTGCTGTTCATGGACGAGGGCTTTCATCATGCACTTCGGGCAGCGCACGCCCTCGCACCGGCGCAGCGGCGGCTCGTCGGCTTTGATCGCCTTGATCGCCCGGCGGTGCAGCGCGGTGATCTCCCGTCCGAAGTCCACGACGGCTTCGGCGTGTGGATGGCTCTGCATGAGCCAGTCGAAGTGGGAGGTCAGAAACCGGACGGCTTCCTGGACTTGCCGTCCCTGCGTGCCGCGAGCGCGCCGACCGCTGAAGAGGCGCTGGTCGCGGACGTCGTCTTCCCATGCGACGACGACCCCGTAGATGTCCTCCGCGAGGAACGTAAAGGATTCGCGCGGGTGGAGGGGGTGCGGCTTGGTGCCGGAAACGCGTTCGTGCTGCGGCGTGGAACCGTTCTCGGACTCGACGCGCAGGCTGGCCAGGTCCTGCGGCAGTGCGCGCAGGGCGCTCTCAATGCCCTGGGCACACGAAGAACACCACACGGGGGACCCCTGGCGTGGTGTGGTTGCGTGCGGAATCGCCTCAGCCTCCGCTTGACGCCAAGCCGAGTTGCAATTTCCTGGACAGACTGACACGACACCACCTTGCCGGACAACGATCACTGTTGCTCAGCATGGTGGAATTCGATGGTGAAAGCAAGCTGCTTGACGTATCGCCCCGGACGCGGCGGACGACCCGAAGGGTTTCGCTGTGGGCCTGGCCGCGTCCGGGGACTAACGTAGTATATCAGTCGTGGCTGTACCCGTCCACGGCGATGCCCGTCTTGCGCACAGTGATCGACGCGTGGTCGCCGAACAGCTCCAGCAGCACCGCGTCGAACTCGCCGCCCTGGATCGCCTTGTCCAGCGCCTCGCACCGGCGGTAGCGCGCCTCGTCCGGGCCCTCGTAGCGCTCGTTGAGGCGCCCGCGCGTGCCGTCTGGTCGTTGGCCCCAGCTGTCGTACTCGATCTTACCCAGGCCGTGCCTGCTGCCGTATTCGAAGCCGTACTCTTCGTCGAGATCGCAGTATTCGTCATCATCGCCCTCGTCCTGCGGGTCGGGCTCCGGGTCGTCGATGTGCGCCAGGATGTCCGCCAGGACCCCCTGGACATAGGTGACGGCCGCAGAAGATCCTTGGGCCAGGACTGCCCCATGCCGCTCCAGGATGAGCCTGTCGCGCTCCTCCAGCACCTTCGCGAGGTCCACCGGCGGCACCTGCTTGAGGGCCTCGGCGACCATCTTGAGGACATTCGCGGTGGTCAGTACATACTGGAACGGGAACTGGTCGCCCACCGCCTGGAGCAGCCGCTCCTCATACGAACGCTCCACCACCGGCTCGGGCGCGGGGGCGATCGTCTTGAACCACGGGCTGTACGCGTTGAAGTAGCAGGTCTCGCCGTCGTTGAAGTACGGGGTGTACTGCCGCCAACCGAACGCGGTGATCGTCGGGTCGTCGAGCACCGGCTGCATGATCGCCGCGAACTCCTCCTTCGTGCGCTGCGGCGTGGACCGCTCGCTGTTGACGTCGCCCGTGATCGGAATGCCGAGGAAGTTACGTTCGGCCGTGTCGGTCATGCTGCTTCTCCAGGGGCTCGCAGGAGGAGGTGGGAAAGGGGGACTTGTTTGCGTTGGGAGCCGGACATCCACGCCCTGATCGGGGTGTCGCCAAGCCAGTCCTTGTGGCTCGGCAGCCAGCCCACGTCCTCCAGGATGTGCCGTTCCGCGATACGCCGAAGAGGCACCCGGACCACGCCGTTCGTGCGCGGCACCGCGAGAGTGGAGCCGAACACTTCGATGACGATCCGGATGCCTTCGGTGTGGTGCAGGAGGGCGCGGTGCCGGACGTCGCCGACACTGCCCTCCTTCGACTGATCGATGAATCGCTCGATCGGGTAGTACAGGTCAGGGTCTCCCCCGAAAGCGCGTGCAGCGGATTGCGCATGGTGCCAAGCGTCCACAGAGACTCCCCTGTGCGGCGAGGGGCGGACGTACTTTGGGTTTCGAACCAAGAGCGGCCCCTCGGGGAGCCCCTAGACTACCATACCGTCCTTCGGCGGGGCAGGGCGCCCGGGGATCGGCTCGCGCTCCAGCACCCGCAAGTCACTGGCGGCGGGAAGGTGCGCCGCACGCCGTTCGTCGTACACGATGCCGTCCTCCGTGTGCTCGTGGGCGTGGCTCAGCGCGTTGCGCCGCGCCGCCTCCAGCTCGCCGGGGTACTGGCACATCTCGGCGAGGTCCTCGGCCTCCTTCCGGCCGACGGCGCCGAACAGCACAAGGTCGTCCGTGGGGTCCACGATGCCCCACATGCAGCGGACTCCGCCGATCATCAGGGGTCTAATGACCACGAGCGGCGACGCGGCGGCCGTCACCTGTCCCCTTCCGGAACGCCCTCAGGGTTGCTGTTCTTCGGCTCCGGTTCGCCCTTGAATTCGCGGCTGCTCTTGTCGAGCGCGTCCTGCTTCTCCTGCCTGCTCTTGTCCTGCGCGCCTTCGGGGTCTTTCGTGCCCATGGTTCCTCCTTGTGCTAGCGGGTGAGCAGCAACAGCTTGCTACCAGCGGGCAGCTTGCGGTTGACGCTGGTGGACTGGACATAGATGGTGTAGAGCTTGTTCGCGTCGGGCTTGACGCGCTCGTTCTGGTCCTTCAGCCCGATCAGGTCGCGGGCGGCGCGGCCGGTGAAAACCTTGTCCGTGGCGTTCTCGACGATCATGATCTCCTTGCGGGCCTGGATCGTCTCGGGCTTCATGAGCTGGTAGAAGGCATCGCCGATGCGGTAGGTGTACCCGCAGCCCTCCACGAAAGGCCGAATGACGGCATCCTCCGGCCCCACCGGGATCAGCTTGTACTGCGAGTAGGGCAGCGGGGTCAGCGCGGACTTCACCGTGGCGTCGTTGACCGCGTCCACGCCGGTGGAGAACAGCGTGCGCGTGCCCCGGACGCCCACGGAACGGCCGGTCATGTACGACTCGGTGGCGTCCTGGATGGTGCGACCGCCGCGCGCCACACCCTCGGCCGAAGTAGGGTCCCAGATCGCGACGTTGTCCGGCGGGAACCCGAACCCTTCGGCGTGCCTGCGGCCGTTCTGGTCGGGCACGAGGATGCCCACGGTGCGGTTCCCCGCCAGCGCGGCCAGCCGCTTCTCCAGCATCGACTGCATGCCGTAGTCGCGGTTGTTCTCGCCGTCGGTCAGGACGTAGACCAGGTCGGCGTGGTCGCCGTGCAATTTGGCCGTCTCGTCGAGTTCGTCCAGCGCGGTGAGCGTGGCCTTGAGCAGCGGCGTTCCGCCGTCGGGCCGGTAGTGGTCTTTGATCGACGGCATGCGCAGCACATCCACGTCGTAGAAGACGCACCACACGGAACTGTCGCTGAAAACATAGACAGTGACGCGCGTCTCCTGGTTCAGCTCCTTGGAGCGCCGCGCCAGGAACTTGATCAGGTCGTCGGTCACCGAGACGACGTCGTTGCGCCACGGGTTCATGGAGTAGGAGCCGTCGAGCACGAAGGCAACGTGGTTGATCAGGGCCTGCTTGACCTTACTCAGAGCGCGCATTCACTTCTCCTTGTGATCGCCTTGGTGGTTGCGCGGCAGCCCGCAGAAGGGGCCGCCCCCGTCTGGCCAGCCGCACTTAAGGATGATGCCGTGCTCGCGGAAGGCCGCGACGACCGGCGGATAGTTCGCGAAACGCTCCAGCGACTCATACTCGGTGTCCCAGTCCTCGCTTTGGAGTACGCCGATCAGGATACTGAGGGCGTGCCGCAGGACCACGTCATCGGCGTCGGTCTCGACGAGCGCCTCGGCAACAGGGTCGAAGATGTCGTTGCCGCTGTTCCACCCCATCAGGTCTCCTTGTCTGCGATACGGCGGTCGGATCCGTACTTTTTCCACACGAGGTACGCGGCCTGGAGGATGCATTCCTCGTAGTTGCCCCCGTACACGTCCAGCTCGTAGTCGTGGTAGCTGTGGGCACCGGGGCGCGGCTCGAAGTCGTGGTCGCGCTCATCCTTGTCGCGCGGCCACTCCCACTTGCCCAGCTCCATGTAGTGGATGTCCACCTTGCGGTGCCCGCACTCGTCGTCGTCGCACTCCCACTGCTCGGAGCACCATTCGGCAACGCGGTGGAAGATGCGGTCCACGCCGAACTCGTGTTCCAGGTTGCGTTCCTGGAGGATGTCGGACAGTTCCGCGTCTTCCTTCATGCGGAACTTGTACAGGATGGGGTGGGCATCCAGGTACCGCCATGCGGCGCCGAACCGGCGCGGGTTCGCCTCGTACGCCTGGACGGTCTCGCCCCACTCCTCGACCCGGCGCTTCCGGCAGAACTCGTAGAGTCCTCGGTGACTGCCGAAATGCTGGACAGTGAAGCCGTTCAAGTCGTCGCCCTCGTCGCGGCCCGGGTAGGGGTCGGTGCCAAGTTCGGGCAGCATCCAGTTCTTGTGCGTAAGCGGCCCCGCCGGAATGTCCACCAGCTCATGCCTCGGCATGTCAGCCTTCTTCCGTGCGCACCGGAATGTGCGCCTTGAGCGCCATCCCCACGCAGCCGCGCGTGCCCGGCGAGTCCCCGAGCGGGAAGCCCACGCACAGGTTCGCGCCAAGCGCCACCATCTCCGCGTTGCGCCGATGCCCAGCGGAATTGCCGTACAGGTCCCACTTCGCCCGGTACGGTTCGCGTGTCCAACCCCGCGCGACGGCGTAGCGGTCGGCGTGCCAGTCGGCTCCAAGCAGGAAGTCGTCGTAGGTCAGCGCACGCTCCCACGGGACGACTTTGCCGAGCTTGTCGCGCGGGTCGCACTGGCCGTGCACAATGACGACTTCCCCGCACCAGTCGCGGGCGGCCTCGTCTAATACGTGGTGGATCAGGCCCGGCTTGTCCCACATGCGTGAACCGGTGACCAGGATCCGCAGGGGGGGCGAGAAAGGGAGAGGTCGCTCGGTCATCTCACTGCACCGGGACCCAACGCAGCTCCGTGACCGGGCGCTGCTCCATGCGCGCGCACCAGACCGTCTCCTCCAGGTGCTCGAACGGGTCCATCTCCTGGTATTCGGTGAGTCCGTAGCACAGGTCCACCGCGTACATGTGGCCGTCGTCGGGCGCCTCGAAGATGACCTGGCGCACTTCGTACCACCGTCGGGTGTCCACGACTTCCCGCGCGAAGTAGCCCCGGTCCACGGCCCAGCCGTTGCGCAGCTGGTCTTCGCGGGAAAACCAGCGGCCGAGCGACTCCTGGTGCAGCGGGTAGAGCAGTCGCTCCTCGACCTGCCCGAGCGTCAGGGCGTCCTCGCGCGGCTTGCCTGTGTAGGCCACCAGCACTCCGTCGGCTTCGGTCAAGAAGTACCGGCCGTATTCTGGGGAGCGCGGGTCGCGCACGTGGGACTTGACCAGGCGCTTTCCCTGGCGGTTTGCGGCGCGGCGCAACCGGTCTTCGGTAACCTCGGTCGGGGTCTTCGGCATGGTTCTCCTTCGGCGGCGGGGCTTGTTTGGGTTTCGCGCGTACTTGGGCCGCTTGTGTCTCTATCCTACCAGAAACTGCCTACGTTAGTTTCGGCGGCGCAGGTCGCGGACCGCTTCGATGACGCCCAGGACGCACAGGCCGAAGCCCACGCCCGAGATCAAAGCCCCACCGGCGGTGAGGCGCGAAGAGAACATCCACACCAGGAAACCGGCGCCGCCGCCACAGCACAGTGCTAGGCGGACAAGCTCCTTGATCATGCGCGCCACCGCCGCTTCACGCGGCCGATGCCGACGGCCAGCCAGGTCAGCGGAAACAGCAGGCTGCTCAGCCACACCATCACGGTGAGCCCGAAGCGGGCCGGAAGGATCAGGCCGCTGCGGTCCACGCGCTTGTCCAGCCATAGCATGGTCAGCAGGGCGCCCGCCAGCCAGAGGACGTATATCGCATTGATCATGGAGCTCCTTTCGACGCAAGAACAAGTCCGTGCAGTGGGAATCGAACCCACTCGGCGGGTGGGGGAGCCGGGCCAGCTCCGGGGAGGAAGCAGCCAGCCGCACAGGCCGTGCAATACCGCAGCGCCAGTCCTGGCCGGGAGGGGACGCCGTCGGGTTTCGAGGTGGCGATACGACCACCCCAAGGGGGGTGCACACTCCCCGCGTTGTCGGCGGCACAGCCCCGGGTTCAGGGAACTTGCCCGTGAAACCCGAACGGGTAGCTACAACCCGAACGCTCCGGGGCTGTGCCGCGACGCTCATTGTAGCTGTGTGTACAGCCCGGCCCGGGGGGGGCGCGAGGCCGGGCTGTACGTCCGTGGCGGCGTGTGGATCAGGGGTTCCGCCCGGTTGTGGCCGCCTCGACTAGCGTATCACTGGTGCAGCGACCTGTACACGCTCCCGGTCCAGTCCGGGTTCGGGGGCACTGGCAGCGCCAGGTTGCCGCTGGTCACCGTCATGCCCTCCGGCAGCACCGCCGCCCGGTACAGCCGCTCCTGGGCGAACGCGTTCCAGGCGCGCAGGTACAACGCCAGCGCGATCTCGCTGTTGAGCGTACGGGTCGCGCGCCGGTTGACGACCGTGTCCCGCAGCGCCTTGGCCGGGTGGCCCTCGATCAGCTCCGCGCCGGTGGCGACCGCCTGGAAGAACGCCTGCGCGACGTCCACGTCGGTCTCGTCGTAGTGCGGGTCGGACACCTCGTGGATCAGGTAGTGCGCGAACCCGCCGGAGATCACCGGCGTCTTGATCCGCTGGTTGAGGTGGCCGCCCCAGTACGCCGCCTGGTTGAGCGCGCTGACGTGCTTGAGGTAGAACTCGTTGAACACCGGCTCGCTGGGGATCAGGCGGTTGTTGCCGCTCGGTACCGGGTTCTGGCCCTCCAGCCAGTTGTAGACGCGCTTGCCGATGGGCACGACGCTTTTCGCGTAGGGGATGCTCTGGCCGATGACTCCGGCGTCGGCGTAGGTGCGCGGCGCGTTGTTGTCGATGACCAGGCGGGCGTTGCGGCTCAGCTCCCCGTAGACCAGGAAGCGGATGACCAGTTTCGGGCGCCCCGTGGCTTCCCGGCGGCGGGCGGCGATGCGCAGCGCCTCCAGGCGGTGCTGTCCGTCGTCCATGACGATGTTGCCTTCGCCGTCGCGGCCGAAGCAGATCGCGGCGCCGTTGCGGTACCACCGGTCGTTGTACATGTCGTCGGCGTAGCGGTCCAGCCGCAGCTTCTTGAACTTGCGGTTGTGCTTGTTGATGTCCTCGTCAAGCCAGAGTGTGGCCAGGTCGTAGTCCACATCCACGCCGTACCTGTCGTACATCTCGTCGATGGGGGTGCCGAAGGCGTCGGACCGTGCGGGGACCGCGATTCCAGTAGTAAGCAAGTGAGATCCTCCCTGGTAGCCGTGCGGATTGCGGTAAACCTAGCGCACACGATACGTTAATGCAACCCCGAACCTCCGACCTGGGAGAACGATGGTCAACAACGCCTCGACTAGCGCACGAGCCCAGCGTGGTGCGCTCCTCCTCGACGACGAACTGCCGGGCTGGGCGCTCCATGTGCGCGCCGCGCGGATTAACATGGCGAGCCCCGTTTTGTGCGTCCTGGGCCAGCTCATGCTCAACGATCCACGCGTGCGCGAGCGCATGCTCCCCATGATGCACCCGCAGTTGGCCGCCGCATCCACCGACACGTACCACGGCGCCGCCTTCGTGGTGTTCGGGAAGTGGCCTCTCGCGCAGACCCTCTACGACTACGGCTTCGACGGGAGCGTGTGGGCGAACGTAAACAGTTACAGGATCAACCTCCTGGACGGGGCGTGGGCTTCGCAGGTGGAGCGGCGCGGCGGCGCGCGCTCGGGACGCCCCCCGAGGAACCTCACCGCGAAGGTTGACGCTTCACGCGCACCGTGATACGTTACTCCCGAACCGAGCGGCCAGGGAGGAACCGAGGCCCAGCGCTCCCCACGCCGCACCTTCCCCGAAACCAAGGAGGACCTGTGACCGAAGACACCCAGGAAGCGCCCATCGAGTTCATCGGCACCGAGAAAGCCGCCACCCTGGCCACGCACGTCCACACGCTGTACATGGACGCCCTCCTGGGCGGGCGCACCCCGCACACGGCCGTCCAGGGCCTCTGGAACGAGTTCCAGTCCTTCGCCACCCCCGTGCAGGTCGCCACCGTGGAGGCCCTGATCATCGAGCGCGGCGACGACTTCGGCCTGACGCCGCCCGAGGTCGTGGCGCTGCCCCCCGAGGTGCAGCGGATCGTGCGGCGGTACCGCAGCACCAACGCGGCCAGGCGCAACAGCGCGCAGCAGGCGTACGAGACGCGCACCGGCGCCGAGGGCCTGTTCTCTCTGGCCGAGCGGGAGGCGCGGGAGGCGCGGGAGCGCGTGCAGGCCGAGCGCGAAGCCCACCGGGAGCGCGAGCAGGGCCTGCGAGAGCGCGCCGACGCCGTGGGAGTTTCCAGGGCGGCCATGCGCTCCGCCGAACTGCTCGACCGACAGCTGCCTGGCTGGGAGCAGTTCATCGACCTCGACGTGCTGGACATGGGGTCCACTGACCAGTGCATCCTCGGCCAGCTCGCCAGCCAGGACGGGAGGCTTTCGGATTACGTGAACTACAACGACACCGTCGAGTTCCTGCGTGGCCAGGAGCCCGTGACGTTCGGCCACGAGACCGCCTTCGCGAGCTACGGCTCGGAGTGGCTCAAGATCATCAGCGGGCGCCGCAGCGCGACCCCGGCCGAGTAGCACCGCACGACCGCCCGGCGGCCAAGTGACGCACGCAACCCAGGGTGTCCCCGCCGCCGGGCGCATCCCCCTGCCTCGACCGGAGAGGTGCGCAGCCTCAGCAAGCTGCGTTAGGCACGGTTCGAGTCCGCGCAGGGGGACTCCCCGCCCATCCCGATACAAGGAGGTCCATATGATCGACCTGACCCTCATTCCGGAGCCCGACGAGGCCGCCGTCGAGGCGCTCGCGCAGGAACTCGGCATCGGCAAGTCCACCGCGCGGGCCGCGCTGCTGCTCGACAACGTCGTTCCCGGCTGGGACGAGAACATCCACCTGCCCGAGTTGCAGATGTGGAGCGTCTCCCGCTGCGTCCTCGGCTACCAGCTCAACGTGCACCCGTACTTCGCGGACTGCGACGGCTGGACGGAGGCGCTGGAGAAGCTCGGGGATGCCATCGGCTCCCAGGCAAGGATCGACGACGCCGGGCTCTACAACTTCTCCCACAGCACCAGCGAGTTCGTGACCCTGATCGAGGCGCGCCGCGCGGTCCAGGAGGGCTGACCATGGACATCACCGAGAAGACCAAGCTGGCCCAGCAGATCGCGGCCGACCTGCTGGGCAACCTCTTCGCCGAGGACCAGCGCCTGGACGACCTGGAGGACGGGGACCGCGAGGATGTCAAGCAGATGATCCTCGACATCGCGAACTACCTCGACGACACCATGAAGGCCGAGGGCGGCAACCTCTGGCCGTGGGGGGAGACGCTCTGATGGAGACCTTCGTGCCTGAGACGGTGCGCATCGCGGCGGTGTTCCTGGACCGGAACCTGCCCGGCTGGGAGCACTACATCAACGAGGCCGAGCTGGATATGGCCAGCTACCAGGACTGTCCTCTCGGGCAACTGTGGAGGAACCACCCGGCATTCGCGGGCCGGGCGAACGAGGGCACGCTCAGTGCGTACTCGCAGGCCGTGCTTGCGCTCGGCCTCTACGATCAGTACAACGTGTTCGACGGGACCAACCCCGCTGATAGGGGCAACCGGAGCAAGTGGCTCAAGGAGATCGCCGTGCGGCTCGCCCAGCCACCGGTGCGGGATCTGAGCCGGGACCGCGTGGTCGCCCTGGAGGACGCCGAGGGCGTCGTGGACTTCGAGGCACCGTGGCTCGGAACGGACCGCGCCTGATGCGTGAAGCGCGCGACGAGTTCCGTCAGGTCCTGCGTAACTTCCTGGGGTGCTTCGAGTCGGGTTCGGACGACCTGGACGTCCTCACCGACGACTTGCTGGAGCAGCTGCTGGCCCCCGACGAGGGCTGGCTGCTGCTTGGCGGCCAGGTCCACGAGATCACCGACTCGCGCTGGCAGTCCTACACCGACACCGGCCAGGTCTGGACCATCACGACGGAAGGACACTGACATGCCAGTGTTGAGCAGTCTCAACCCCGAGGACGACGTCCCCGGCGACATGCACCGTGCCGCGCTGCGGCGCGCCAGGGTGCGCGAGGACGTCATCGACCAGCTGCCCGAGGGCTACCTGGTGGGCCTCGGGCTACGCCTGCTCCACGCCGAGCGGCGGCTGCGGGCGGCCCTGGAGAACGCCTCCCGGCAGGCCACCACCTACGCCCAGTCCATCGGGACCGGCGGTGAGTTCGTGGACTCCAACGCCATGGGTGGAACCATGGTGGTGATCCTGGAGGCCGAGCTGCGGGGCCTGCGCACCGGGATCGAAGCCGGAACGGCGGGGTGGGTGTGATGGGCGACGTAGCGAAGCACGTGGCCCGCGAGGGAAGCATCCTGGTCCTGCGGGCCCTGGTCGCCGCCATCGGCAGCATCGGCGACGTGGACGCGACGGACCCGGACGAGGCACTCAGGCTCGCCTGGCGCTGCTATCAGGCGGAGGAGGACGCGCAGCACGCCCTCGAAGAGTTGATTGAGAGCGCGCAACAGGCGCGGGCGGAGATCAGCTACCCGCAGGAGCGCCAGGACGACCGGCGGCCGTTCCCGCGCAACTGGAGCAGCGACTACAACGACAGCGTCCTGATCGCCATGGACAGGCTCGCGCAGGTCCGCAACGAGGTGCGCCGCAAGCGCCCGGGATGGGTGGAGCGGTGACCATCGACTACCCGCCGACGCCGGAGTGCGACAAGCTGGGCAAGGTCGCGGAACGCACTCAGCTATTCTTCGAGATCATCGAGTGGCTTGGGGACAGCACGGACCCGGTGCTGTGCTCGGTCAACGACACGGGCCGGGATGTCTACATGGTCGGCACCGGCTCAGAGGCGCAGCGCGCTGTTGCCCAGTTCTTCGATATCGATCTGGACGAAGTGGAGCACGAGAAGCGACGCGTACTCGACTGGGTGCGCGCCCAGGAGACGAAGGGGGGCACATGATGGTCGAGTTCTGGTGCGGGATCGCGTACGGGCTGATCGCCCTCTGGGTGTTCACGGGAACCTACCGCAGCGCCCGCAGGGCCAACCCGCAGGGCAAGGCGTGGCGCGAGGCTCTGGAGTGCGGTATTGGCTCGCTGTTCTGGCCGCTGGTGCTGCCGCTCGTCGCGCTCGTGGTGTTCATCCTGTGGTTGGGCTTCCGAGGGGACCGGACGTGATTGAGGAGACGTACAGAAGGTCCTGCTGGTTCTAGCGGGCCTGCGGCGGCCATAGCGGACCCAAGATCCATTCAAAACCCGCCGCCGCGCCACAACCGCCCGGTCCCCACGGCCGGGCGGTTGTGTGTCCCGTCAATCCACTCTAGGATCTACGCTGAGAAAAGGAGCGCACATGCCCACACCACCCACCCTCGGCGACCTGGTCTATCGCGGCCTCTACGCCGGGATCTCCGAGATCGCCCACCTCACCCAGACCACACGCCAGAATGTCAACGGCGGAATGCTCGCCCTCGACTGGTTCCCATCGCCCCAGGGCTACATCTACCCCGAACTACAGCGGTGGCCCTACTGGTTCCTGCGGGACGTCAAAGACGCCCTGCGCCGCCACGACAGGCTGCGCGCCGACCTGCCGGTCTCCCCCCGCATCGAGGACTGGGAGTACGGCTACACGGGGGAACTGATCGCGGCGGAGGGTTTCGCCCGGCTCGGCGGCTTCGTCAGCGGCAACGTCCACGCCGTGGCCCGCGACCGCGCCCCGGTGCGCCCGGCCGACAAACTGCGCATGGGTACCGTGTGGCGCGCGGACGAAGTGCGTGAGGCGCTCGCCGTCGCCGGGTTCCCGAAGGGTGTGGCTGCGTGACGCTGCGCGCCGAGTGCGGCACGGTGGATGGCTGGAAACGCCACCAGCAGCAGGGCAGCATCGCCTGCGAAGGGTGCACTGCGGCACGCGAGAAGTACCTGGAGAACGTCGGCCAGATGCGCAACGGCCGCGTACCACGCCGGGTTCAGCGCGAGCGGCGTGCCCAGACGGCGCTGTTGACGCCGCGCCCGGCGAGCTGCGGTCTGTCCGAACGCGAATGGCAGGTGGCGGTGCTTGCGATACGGGGCCTGGGAAACGGAGACACCGCAACGGAACTGGGCATCTCCGTTGATACTGTCAAAACGCACATGCGCAGCATCTTGGACAAACTGGAGATCGCGAACCGCACACACCTGGCGATTCTCGCCTACCGCAGAGGATGGCTCCCCGCCGATCTCGTGGAAGAGGGGGAACACATCGCCGTGCCGCGCGAGTTGTTTCTAGCCCTCACGCGGATCTCCCACCTCGTGCAGTACGGCCGGGGGGCGGAGGCGCGGGCGTTGGCCCAGCGCGTCGCCCCCCAGCTGCCCCGCCCCCGGACGCACGCGCCCGATCAGAACGGCGGCTGATCCCCGCCGTTGGCCCACGGGTCGTTGCCCCACGTGTCGGCCTGCTGTGGCTGAGCCGCCTGCTGGGCGCCGCCGGAACGCTGTGCCTTGGTGACGGCGGCCGTGGCGAACAGCAGCGACGGGCCGACGTTCTCGACGATCACTTTGATGGTGCGCTTCTCGACGCCGTCCTTGGTGTAGGTTTCCGGCCGCAGTTCGCCGACGACGATCACGCGGTCGCCTTTGTGCAGCGATTCGGTGACGTGTTCAGCGATAGAACCGAACGCGGTGCAGTCCCAGAACGCGGCCGGACCGTCTCCCCAGCTGCCGTCCTGGTTCTTCTGCCTGCTGCCGACGGCGACGGCGAAGCGGGCGTAGGCCTTGCCGGAGGAGCCGAATGCCAGTTCCGGGTCCCTGGTCAGGCCGCCTTCCAGGGTGATGCGCGTCTCGCCAGCCATCAGTGTTCTCCTTCTGCGGGGGTCGGCGGCAGCACCGCCAGGAAGTTGGTGGTGATGCGGCCTTCGCGCCATGCCGCCGCGACGGCTCCGCGTCCTTCGTCCGTGAAGTTCAGGCGCGCGTATTCGGCGCTGTTGAACGCCTCGATTCCGGGGACGATTTCTCCGGTGTCTACGTCAACAGCGGATGATCCTGAGGCTTTCAAGCCGTTCTTGAGGTACACCGTCTGCCATACGGGCCTGACCATCAAGACGGTGCGTACTTCGGTGGGATGGTTGGCGAGCACCCACTCGGAGAACGCCGCCTCGTCGCTGACCCGGAAGCGCACGGCGGAGGGCACCCAGGAGATCGTGGCGACCTTCTCGCCGCCCGGCAGGACCGCTGCGGTGCGGTCGGTGCCGTGGTCGCGGTGCAGCGCCGCCAGGGCCGTAGAGAGCTCCTCCTTGGCCCCGGTCAGCTCGTCGGCGATGGCGTCACGCAGAGCGGAGAGGACGGCCACCCGCGCGGCGGCGTCCTGGGTGCTCACGCAGGCACCTTCAGGCCGGTCAGCCGCTGCTGGGCGATCGACATGAGGCCCTGGTAATCCGTCCAGTTCAGCTTGAAGCGGCCGAGGTTCTCGCGCACATCCTCGACGACGGCGCGCAGCACGGCCTGCGACGAGGATGTGGTGATCTTGTTGTGCAGCGTGCGCAGGAGGGCGTCGTCCCGGTTCGGCTGGACGCACTTGCCGAGCCGCTCGGCGAGGGCCTCCATGGGGCGCTTCTGGCTGCCGATCTCGTCGAGGGCGGAGAGCACCAGGGCTCCCGCGTCGGCCTTCAGCACGGCGAGCGAGCCGACGGGTTCGCCGGTGATGATGCTGGCGGCATAGAGGGTCTCACCGAGAGACTTGAGACCGATCCGGGTGGCCAGCAGCTCAACGCGCTCGCGGCCGTCCGCGTCGAGGAACGCCGTAACCGCAGTGGCCTGTTGCGGCGCCGACGCCTGGATGATGGGCGAGTCCACCAGCGAGCCGCCCACCGACTCCAGCGAGCCGCCGTCGTAGAGGCTCAGGCCGTACTGGTCGCCGAGGTTCATCGCGCAGCGCTTGAACGCCTCGGACTCCGCGCCCTTGATCGCGTTGTCCACGGCGTCGCCCTCGTTCGGCTGGTTCTGCGCGGAACCGGCGCCCGACGCACTGTAGACCGCGAGGGTCTTTCCGTTCTCGTCCTTGATCGTGAGCCGGACGGTCGCCCGGTACACCACCCAGAAACGCGTGGCCGCGTCGTTGGTGCGCAGGGAAACCTGTTCGAGGTCCAGCGTCTCCAGGGTGTACCCGCACAGGCCGAACGTCTTGATCAGTTCAGCGCGCGACTCGTTGTGCGGGATGTAACTGTAGCCCTTGGGGTTCTTCTTGACGCGGCCCTGGTCGAGCGGGCGCAGCAGACGGCGCCGCTGTGCAGGCGTTAGGCGCTGGGTGACTACGGGCTCCTCGGGTGCCTCTTCGGCCACCGCTGTTTCTTCGGTCATGCACATGCTCCTTGCGATATGACCCCGTGGGGTTGAGACGCAAGGGCTATTCAACCATCTGCCACTGACATGCCGATAGCCCCCAGGCCGTGGTGGATTGCCTGGGGGCTATCGGCTCCGATGGCGCCCGCACTATGGAGTCTCGGTACAGCACTGGCCATCGAAGCGTGGTCACCGGCGGAAGGGGGGGGGGGGGGGGGGGGGCTGCTTCGGC